TTCAGGAGCTAGTGGCTCTTCAGGATCATCTGGTTCCTCTGGATCATCTGGTTCATCTGGTTCCTCAGGAGCTAGTGGAGCATCTGGATCATCTGGTTCCTCAGGATCATCTGGTTCTTCAGGAGCTTCAGGAGCTAGTGGATCTTCAGGATCATCTGGATCATCAGGTTCCTCAGGAGCATCTGGTTCATCTGGTTCATCTGGTTCCTCAGGAGCTAGTGGAGCATCTGGATCATATGGAGCATCTGGATCATCTGGTTCCTCTGGATCATCTGGTTCCTCAGGAGCTTCAGGAGCTAGTGGATCTTCAGGTTCCTCAGGAGCTAGTGGAGCATCTGGATCATCTGGTTCCTCAGGAGCTAGTGGAGCATCTGGATCATCTGGTTCCTCAGGAGCTTCAGGACCTTCAGGAGCTAGTGGATCTTCAGGTTCATCTGGATCATCAGGAGCTAGTGGATCTTCAGGATCATCTGGCTCTTCAGGAGCATCTGGAGCTTCAGGATCATCTGGCTCTTCAGGAGCATCTGGAGCTTCAGGAGCTAGTGGAGCATCTGGAGCTTCAGGAGCTAGTGGAGCATCTGGTTCCTCAGGATCTAGTGGATCCACTGGGTCATCTGGATCTACAGGCCCTTATCCAATATTTGATGTTTGTTTTCTTAAAAACACTCCTATTATGACAGATCAAGGAATCATTAATATTGAAGATATAAATACGAATATTCATACAATTGGTAATAAAAAAATTATAGCCATTACTAAAACTACCACACTAGACAAATATTTAGTATGTTTCAAGAAAAATTCAATTGATGTTGGTGTTCCTTCACAACAAACAATTATAAGCAAAAATCATTTAGTTTTACATAAAGATCAAATGATAAAAGCTAAGGATTTCGTAGATATTTTTGATAATGTAAACAAAATAAAATATAATGGAGAAGTTTTATATAACGTTTTAATGGAAAATCACCATACAATAAATATTAATAATTTAACTTGTGAAACATTAAATCCAAAAAGTGGTATGGCTACATTGCAAAAAATATTAATAACATTACCTCCTGAAAAGCAGATTGAGTTAATTAATAAAGCGAATGACTATGCAATTAAAAACAATATTTTTACATCTAAAAAATTAACAAAATAAATTTTGTATATAAAATATAACTAATATTAGAGTGTTCTGATGAATCTAATATGAAATTATTTATAATGATATTATAAATAATTCCACAATCGTATTATAAATAATATATTTATTTGACAACTTAAAGAAACAACGAAAAAAAATTTCCAAGAGTTTTTTCAGAAATTCATTTTTGGACATTTTTGGCATGTCCAATTTTCAAAAAAGGAGAAAGACTGTCCGAAAAACGTGAATTGTGACGATAAACAAAAATTAAGGTAAGAGTACAAAAAATAAAATTTAAAATTTGTTACGATAAATTTTAAATTACTTAAGATAAAAACAATTTAGGGGATTTTCTGTTATCCATATATAAGGAGAATGGATAACGAAAAAATCCCCAAAAATCCCCAAAAATATGTATGCATTATTTGTGACTATTCGTCGTTTAATAAGAAGGATTACAAAAAACATCTTGACACGATAAAACACAAAAATGCAGAAATGGATAATATGGATAATAAAAAATCCCCTTATCATAATATATGTAATTGCGGAAAAACTTATAAGTATATGAGCGGATTATGCAAACACAGGAAAGTGTGCACTTTTACAGAATATAATATAATTACAGATATTCAAAGCACGTGTGATGATACATCATTTGTAATTAAATTACTAAAACAAAATGATGATTTTAAAGAAATGATTAAAGAACAAAATAAAATATTATTTGAACAAAACAATAAATTAATTAATTTATGTAAAGAAAACAGTTCTTTATCAATAAAAAATCTAACTAATATTAATTCAAATAATAAAACATTTAATTTAAATGTATTTTTAAACGAACAATGTAAAGATGCTATGAATATTATGGATTTTGTAGACTCTCTTAAATTGCAATTGTGTGACCTTGAGAGTGTTGGTAAGTTGGGTCTTGTAGAAGGTATATCAAGTATAATTGTTAAAAATTTAAAAGCTCTGGATATACATAAAAGACCAGTACATTGTAGTGACTCAAAAAGAGAAGTTATGTATATAAAAGATGAAGATAAATGGGAAAAAGAAAATGAAGAAAAAAAACGTTTAAGGAAAGCTATAAAATATATAGCTCACAAAAATACAAAATTGCTTCCAGAATTTAGAGAGAAATATCCGAATTATAGCAAAAGCGAATCAAAAAAATCAGATGATTATAATAAATTAGTAATTGAAGCAATGGGTGGAAGAGGTGATAATGATTCTGAAAAAGAAGATAAGATTATTAAAAATATTTTGAAAGAAGTAATTATTGATAAAAGTCAAGAATAAATTAAGTTATTTATGGTTATAAATAATAATTACTATAAATATAATGTCAAAACAAGTCATAAGTGAGATACCAAATAGAGAAGCATTTTTTCGTTTATTAGATAATAATCCAGGCTTAATTGTAATTAAATTAGGCGCAGAATGGTGTGGCCCTTGTAAACTAATACAAAACAGTGTTCACGGGTTTTTTGCATCATCTCCACCAGAAGTTATATGTGCAGAAATTGATGTAGATCAATGTTTAGACTTTTATTCTTTTTTAAAAAGTAAAAAAATGGTAAATGGTATACCAGTTATATTATGTTATAAAAAAGGAAACCAAACTTTTATTCCAGATGATTCAATTACAGGCGCAGATCCTATTCAATTACACAATTTTTTTATTAGATGTGGTAACCATCTAACTACAACATTAAAAATGAATCCAAAATAATGTAAACAAAATAATCTAAAATGTACAAATAAAATATAATAGTATAATATATGAAGCCATTTTCAATTACAAATTATGTTATTCTTTTTTTAATTCTCATAGGCCTAGGTATTTTGTATAAGAAATTTGAAGATAAACGCATAAATGAAGAAAATAAAGATAATTACGAGGCTATACAAAAATACTTATTAGATGATGTTACTTTAGCTAAGAGTAAAAAACCTATACTTTGGATCCACGTTCCATATGAATATAACTCTAGAAAATGGTTAAGTTTTGGGTCACGTAGTTCATTTGAATTAAACCAACCTTATTTATATTTAACAGTAAAAAGTATAATTCAACAATGTGATAACTCTTTTACTATTTGTATTATAGATGATAATGCTTTTAAAAGGCTGATACCTGGCTGGTCCATTAATATGAATACTATTTCAGATCCTATTTTAAATAATATGAGAAAATTAGGATTAATGAAATTAATTCACATTTATGGTGGATTGTTGTGTCCAATTTCTTTTTTATGTATTAAAGATTTGATTGGTATGTACCAAAAAGGAATAGCAGGAGATAAAATGTTTGGTTGTGAAACAATTGATCGTAATATTACTTCAACTACATTTGATTATTATCCTAGTATTAGTTTTTGTGGGGCTCCAAAGGATTGTCAAATGGTTGGTGAATTAATAGATTTTATGCAAAGAACAATATCGCACGATTATACTAGTGCAAGTATTTTTTTAGGTGAGTTTGACAGATATATTGAAAAACGTGTGCAAAAACAAAAAATAAATATAGTCTCGGGTTCTGAAATAGGAACGAAAACAATTGAAGGTAAACCAATCATATTGGATGATTTAATGGCTGATAATTATATACATTTTTATCCAAATTTATATGGTATTTTAATACCATCTGATGAAATTTTGAAAAGAAGAAAATATGAATGGTTTTCAAGAATGTCTGCTAAACAAGTGTTAGAATCTAATACTATATTAGGTAATTATATGTTACTTGTATCAGCTGAAGGAGGAAATAATATATTAGAGCCTCTTCAACCATCAATAAACAAAGAAGTGAAAAATAAATTTGTTGGATTTTGGAGAGTCCCGTCAGGAGCACCAAATTATGGTGTTAAACCAAATTTTTTAGGAGATAATATAACTAAACAACAATACCCAGGCAGATAAATTATTGCGATATATATTTTTTCATAAATTCATTCTCTCCATTCCTTGCAATATACTGCATACGCCTCATAGTATAACCAAAACTACACCCACTATGACCACAATAACCTAATTCAACAATTTTATTACTGATTAAATCAACAATTTTATCTTCTGAAAATGTAAAAGATTCTATATCTTTTTTTATAAAATCCCAAGATTCCGTCATTTGTATTGCTTTGTATGCAGTAACCAGCATTGTACGTTCGTGTGAATTTTTTATATATCTAAATTCTCCTCCTAAAAATTGCGTATCGCCTATAAAAGGCGGAGAAGGAGGCATACTTATCTCATTATTATTGCTAATAGAAGTCATATTGTAAAATGTTGTATTTATAAGTATAAAATAAAAATATTCAATTTTATTTTGAAGTCTAATAAGGTTAAAATAATATTATAAATCTACTTAAATATATAAATAGATTTATAACTATAAATGAGTACACCAACTGACTGTTTAGTATTAAAAATTGAAGAATATGGAACTGATGACGGTAAATTAGATACTGTATTATTTATTCTATATGATAAGCTACAACGTAGATATATTATCAGAGGAAAGAGAAATCATTCTACAAAATATATATTTTATCCGTTTTCATTTATGTGTAATAACTCAAAGGATTTAACCGATTTTATTAGTTTTGCTATTTGTAGAAAGAACTTGTGTAATTATGTGCTTTATAATTATGATAATTTACCTTTTAGTTCTGATGATATTACGTATGAGTTTTTAAATGAAAATGAATCGTACAGTTATGAATTAGCAGGATATGATAATGTAAAATTTAATAAAAAAAAGTTAACCAAACATCTAAAAATGTTAAATAATGTGTTTAATTACTATTAAATTTTTAACATAATACTTTATAAATATGAATGAAACATTATCATTAGTTTTAGCTACTGCAATTTTAGGGGTTAGTGGATTATGTTTATATATGTACAAAAATGATACTACAGATAAAGATTATAGTTATGATACCAATAAAAATGATAATGAAGAACTTGAAGAGATACCTATAGAATATTTCAATGATGATGATGGATTTAATGAATCAAAAACAAAAAATAATAAAAGCAAAAAAAATAAAAAAACTGAGAAACCATCTAGAAGAAAATATTAATTTAATAAAATTTTATTTGTGAAATATTATTTATAATACTTATTTATAAATAATATAAATTCATATACTATTTACAGTATGGTTATATATATATGTAATATATTATATCATATGTAGATTTATCATACTTAATTTGAGAGGTATATGTAATTTTATTACAGTTGCAGATCTGTCGTATAATAGTTGTAAAGCTGTTATATGTTAATTTTCTCTCTAAATATTTTTGTTTAGAATTGTGATAATATATCTTACAATTTTCAACAAAATATTTAATAGATTCATTAAATATACCTTTCTTAAAAGAGTTTATATTTAAAATATAATGTTTCTCATTTTTCATGCATATTGAATCTAATAAATTAAATAGCATTTCATTTGGTACATATTTTTTAAATATTTGTGTTGACATTATAATAAATAAATATAAAATATAAAATACAAAAATCATTATTTTATACAGAATACAAAGTATTTATCAAATTATTTGTAAACAATGATAATTCTACTTCATCTTCGTGAATATTATGAAAGATAGTTATATATTTACAAATAAAAGGGATGATTTTATATTTTTCATCTTCATTCAATATATTTGTGTTTTTAATAAATATAAAATAATTATCTAGTATATCCATTACCGAATAACCCTTGTCGTATATTTGATAAATTAATTTAATCGCATCTACAAGTTTATTAGTTTTAATTAATTCAGTGTATTCTTCAAAAGTAACAAAACTAATATTTGTACATAATTGAATAGCTAAATTCAATGTAATTTTTTCTCTAAGTAATTTGAATTTTTCCATATAATTAATTAAAATTTTAACAGTATTATTTGAAACATTAATTATAAATTCTTCTGCATCAGGATCTATCTCAATGTTTTCAGTATGTTTTATTTTGTTAATTATTTTTACCAAGTTTTCTCTCGCTAAAGGCTTTATTTTAATAATAGTAAATCGTGATTGAAGACTCTCTATAACTTTTTGCATATTACTACAAGATGCTATAAAATGTACATTATGGCTAAATTTATCAATACAGTTTCTAAATACTTGTTGACTCTGTTCATTTATAAGATCTATATCATCAAGAATAACAAATTTTTTTTTATTCTTAATATTAGAAGAAGTTTGACAAAATGTTTTAACATCAGTTCTATAATAATTTATACCTTGTTCTTTGAGACTATTAATATAGAGAAGATTCTCATTATATATATTTTTTTCATATCCTTTGTAGTATTCTCTTATTACTGAATTTAATAATGATGATTTACCAGATGCTATATCACCGATAAGTAAAATATTTAATTGATTCATTGATATTAATATCTTTAGCATTTTAATTATATCTTCATCTATTCCAAAGTCTTCCAAATAAATAGGTTGAAATTTATTAATAAAAAGGGATTCTTGCAATTCCATTATTAATTATATACGTAAATAATTATTTAAGTATATCTAAAATAATATTATTAAATAAATGTCAGAAAATTTTTACGAAGTTTTAGGTGTAAATGAAAAATCTAGTAAAGATGATATTAAAAAAGCATATAGAAGTCTTTCAATGAAATGGCATCCAGATAAAAACCCTGGGAATTTAGATTGTGTAAAAAAATTCCAACAAATAAATGAAGCATATGAAACTTTAGGAGACGATACCAAAAGGCAAGAATATGATTTTAAACGGTCCAATCCAAATCCATTTATGCGAATGAATTCTCAATCGGGTGGAATGGAAATGCCTATAGATGAAATATTTAAATCATTTTTTGGAGGTGCATTTGGAATGCCTGGAATGCCTGGAATGCCTGGAATGCCCGGAATGCCCGGAATGCCCGGAATGCCTGAAGGTCACAGAATTCATATATTCCACGGTGGCCCTATGGGATTCCAACAAGCAATACAAAAACCAACACCTATTATTAAGAATATACAAATAAATATAGACCAAATCATCACACCAACCTCCATACCAGTTGATATTGAAAGATGGATTATTGATAATAACACTAAAACAATTGAAAAAGAAACAATATATATTAATATACCTGAAGGTTTAGATGATAATGAAATAATAATTATAAGAGATAAAGGTAATATTATAAACGAACAGTGTAAAGGAGATGTAAAACTCATTTTTAAAATTATAAATGAAACACAATTTAAACGATCTGGGCTAGATTTAATTTTAGAAAAAACAATTACTTTAAAAGACGCTTTATGTGGATTTACATTTGAACTTAAACATTTAAATGGTAAAAGTTACACTCTCAACAATAATTCAGGCAGTATTGTTTATCCGGAATATAAAAAAACAATACCTAAACTTGGTTTAACACGTGCAAATAATACAGGTAATTTAATTATACATTTCCACATAAATTTCCCAGATAAGTTAACAGATGAACAAATTAGTAAATTAGGCGAAATTTTATAAATAATATTTTTTCCTGTAAATGATTTAAAGAATTATTATATTGTTAATATGGAGAGAAATATAATTGCATCTGATAGTTATACAAAATAACTATTAGGAGTTTCCCAGATGAGTTCTATTATCAGGTAGAATATTTAACTTACTTCTCAAGTAAGTGAATACAAATATTTATGTCAAAAATTATGTGCGCACTAATTATTTTGATAACTCTCCCAACACACTCTAAGCTTTAGTGGCCCAATGGTTAAGGCATTAGTCTTGTAAACTGAAGATTGGGAGTTCGATTCTCCCCTAAAGCTTTTTTATAATTAAATATTTGAATACTTAATTATAATATATTTTAACACACTTTTTAAAATTTGGATATATATATAATGGCTGGTAGACCTCGTATTGTAAGATGTAAAGATTCATATATAAACAATATTGATAATAATACTTTTTCAGGGCCTATGAAAAGCGGAACTGCACCTAGTATAGGTGTTACAAGATATTACTGGAATAACTATAATACTCAATGTAATACTAATCCTAATGCAATAAAAAAAAGCTATAACAATATGGTTTTTTTAAATATAAACTCTGCACAAACACCTGTATCGGCAGGATTTAGACCAACTACCAATTATAATTACTCGTATAATCCTCCTGGAAAGGTATCATTCTATGATGCTAGAACTAAATTTGATAATCATTTTTACAGACCATATAATAATTACAAATCCAATTAAATTATAAAGATATATTTATATTAACTTATTTTCATTTAGATAAAAAATACCCATTAGGATTTCCAGTATAATTATCATATCTTCCCAAATATTGATAAAAACTACCGCACGATTGTGTAGTATCGCAAATAGTGGCTAATCTATTTTTAGCACGTCTATTAGATATACTAGAAGCTCCTATACCACCACTTCCGGGTTTATATTTATTGTATAAATATGTTTCACTATTGCAAGATATATTTCCTCCAGGGGTCATTTTAGTACTTCTTCTTCCGCCTACTCCAACATTTTTTTTATATAAAAACCCAGGAAAATTTATTGAATTACCATACCAAAAATTTCCATTTGAATTACTTCCTGAACCAAAACCTTTAAAATTCGTCATTTATTATATATTTATAATATATTTTTTATTTATTATAAACAATGGTATCCACACAATATAATACATTGCTAGAATTAATTAAGAAATATCCAGATTATATTGAAATCATTAAAAACAAATATTTATATTTATTATCTAATCTTACTACTGTTGAAGACATAAGTAATGAGATGTTTATAGATAATATAAATAAAATACATAATATTGGTTGTATTATAGTTGCATATATCAAAAACGAGGATGCTTCTAATATAAATATAATTGGTAGTGGTACAGTTATTATTGAACCAAAAATACTCAGAGGATGTAAATCAGTAGGACATATTGAAGATATAGTGGTTGATCTAAATCATAGAGGTAAACACATATGTAGAAATATTTTACACAGATTGAAATTATACGCAAGAGAGAATAACTGCTATAAAGTAATTCTAGATTGTGAAGAATCTGTTAAAAATGTTTATATAAAATCTGATTTTCAAGAAAAAGGCCTTCAAATGGCCGTTTATTTTAATTAAATTCTGTATTTTTTATTATTTAAGTAATTAAATAATAAACAATAATAAATTATACTGTAAATATGGTTTAACTAATTTTTCTAGTAGGAATATCATTAGATACAATGTAAATAGAGTTTTCTGTTATAATAATATATTCAGAACCTGACTTATAAAACTTAGCAATAGATGAAGTATATTCATCTTCACTTTTAACTAATAATTTTTCACCGGTTTCTTTAGCTCCAACTAATGCTTTCTTATCAAGTGAAGCCGTCCAATAATCTAACATTATTGGTTTATCCTCTACAATTCCAAGTTTAGCAGCGTGTTTTAAAGTAACGTCCGAAGGTAATCTATAATTTAAATTAGACTCACTTGTTGTTGGTTTTGGTGCTTCAGTCATTTTATATAAATTAAAATTATTAGTCTTTAAATATTAATTAAATTAATATATTTTTAATTAAATATTGATAATATATTATATAATGAAACCTATTATTAATAAAGATACTAATAATTCTTTACACAATATTGATAATTATAAGAAAGAATTAACATCAAGTATTTTTGAAATAATTGACAAATATTTTAAACTTATAAATGAATATTTTAAATTTATAATAGAAAATATAAAATTTAAAAATACAAGTTACTCTAAATTTATTGTTATTAGAGGATTATCCACAATAACAAATGTGTTTTCCTATCTTTTGTATTATACAAAAAATATTGAATTGACAATTTACCATTGTCAGAAATCATTTTATTTTTATATTGAATTTGTTGAGCAAATAACTGAAGATGAAAAAATGTTTTTACAGTTAACTTCACGCGACGCAACGACTTATGTTTATAAAAAAACAATTTTTGATATTAATAGTGAATATAAAAAAATATTTGCAATTTGTTCTGAAGAATCATTAAATAAATTTAATATGATAAACATATACATAAATATTTATAGAACTGTTATAAATAAAATACTTCAACTTGATAATTTAAAATATAATAAAAGTAACATAGATTATTTTGAGCAAATTCATCATAAATTACATAACTTAAATTTAAATAAGTTACAATTATCAAATATAGAAAACTTTATAGAACAAATATACGATAAAATAGATGATAGTAAATTTTTCTTTGAAACAATTCTTATATTTATAAAAAAAATTAATAAAAATCTAGATTTAATTCAAAAGTGCAAAACTAAAATGTTATACCATTCACAAGAGTGCTTAAACGAAACTCCTGAAAAGCTTATATCGTGGTTAATAAGCTAAATAATATCTGAATTATTTTATAATATTTATAGTAATGTTTCTTCTTCGTGCCTTTTTCTTTTTATCTTTTAATTCTATTACACTGTCTAATTCATCTGGTTTTATATTTGGTTGACAAATATTACTGTATTCATTTGTAAAAATGGTTTTTAAATAATCATAAATAATAAACAATACGTTTTCATCACATTTTCCAACAATAAGAACACTACCTGTTCTAAAAATCATAAATGAAACCTGTGTTATATCCGTATGTAATAATTTATATTCAGATGAAATTTGAGATCCGGTTTGTATATCTATACTTGGGTTATAATAAAATTTACATTGAATCCCTGGGTATGAACACGGATCATATATGGTTTGAATATTATATTTCATTTTTAATATATCATATAGCGCCTCTCTATTTATAAAGAATCCACAATTAAAATTTGAATTGATTAAAACAGTTTCTTCGCTATTTTCTTTATATTCCAATTTTTCTGAAACATACGGTTGAAGCGTGTCAATAAGTAAACTTAAAACCATTTTGAATGAGGTTTCATTTTGAACTCCTGGAATTTCTAGTTTTCCTGTATTAAAAACTTTAACGTGAAACTCTTTAAACAGTTCATTTACCTTCATTCTAAGTATTAAAACAAAACAGTTATAAAATGCGCTTTTCTTTTTAGATCTATAACTTATTAGATCCTTTTTAGATATTCCAATGCTAACTTTACGAATATCTTTAAATTTTATACGTCCGCTCGGGTTATTAATGCTAGTTATAATGTGTTCATCATAACATTTTTCATCCTTCAGTTTATCTTTTATAAAGTCTAGTTCTTCAATTGATAGTGAATTAAATTTCATTTGTTTTTTAACTACTCCATTACAAGGTTTAGCATATTGTATTATAGGAATATTCCAAAATAACTCACTTAAATTAATTACTTGATTTAAATATGCTATTTTTGTTTTTGTTGATATGTAAATATCTGAACATTTAGGAGATTCCGAATTAAACTCATTAAAAACATTAGATGAAATAATTTCTTCAGGTATATGTTTTATAATATGATTTTCTTCTTCGTCAGATGAATCTCCGTCATAATCTGAAGATATAAAATTATCCCATTCATCATTGATATTTACGCTTATAGCCATATAACTAATTTGAATTTACCTTTATATTCTTTATATTAATTTTATTTCAATTATTTTCTTTTATATATAATATAAAGAATGTATTCAAACACGCCCTTCATCCATGAGAAAAGCAATATTATAAATATCACTAAAAATTTATCTACAAATACAAAAAATTCTACTCCAAAAGGAGAATATAGTTTAAAACAAAATTTTTTTGATCCTACAAAAAGTTCTCCACCTAATGAGTTTATGATTAAATTAAGTAAAAGAATGATGGTTTACGCATCTAATAAGAGCTCAGATAATTGTGAAAGTGAATAATAAATATGTATATGGTTATTTAGGTTTTGTGAATGCATTAAATTCTCAACAAAATTAAAAAATTTGCTATTTAATATATTAGATTTATTACGAATAATATAATTTATGAAATCTTTAATTATATTTTTTTTATCTATATTGTAATTTATACTAATATTGTGAATATATAAATTAATTTCTTCTATATTTTTTTTATCTTTAATTTGTATTAATATATTTTCCCATATTTTATTATCAATTATATTAAACTTTACAATATTATATTTATCATTTTTTTGATTTTTTAAAATATCTTGATTTGTCTGTATAAAATTAATCATACTTCTAATATCCGATTTATACAATTTTTGAATAGATGATAATGATTCCATAGTTAAATTTAAATTTTCAGAATTTGATATATGCTGTAAAAATTTAATAATTTCATCATTAGGCAATTGATTAAATCTTAATCTAATAAACTCATTTTGCAATCCCTCGTCAATTTTGCTTATATAATTACATATTAAACAAAATCTAACAGAGTTTGAATAGTTTTGCAATAAATATCTTAGTGCTTGTTGTGCGTTCTTTGTCATATAATCAACTTCATCTAATATAACAAACTTTAATCCACTATTAAATAATGGATTTGAATTTACAAAACAGCTAATTTGGTTTCTAATTATATCTATACCCCTTTCATCTGAAGCATTTAAATGTATTATTAAGTCTTTATTTTTAACACCCACTTTTTCTTGGTAGGAATTAATTAAGTTTATAATTGTTGTAGTTTTTCCAGTTCCTGGAGGCCCATAAAAAAGTAGGTTAGGAAAATATGCAGTTTGTATAATATTTTTTAATATTTTTTTATTTAAATGATCTAATACAATATCATCAAAATGTTTTGGCCGGTGTGCTTCTACAAATGGTATTTTGCTCATTTAAGTATTATAATTATACATTAAATATTATTTAATATATATTTAATATTTATTTAATATTTATTCATATTTTAGATATTAGAAAAATCTAAAATATTAAAGACAAATAATAAATAATTATAAATGTCTCATTCAAATAAAAGCGGATATCTTGAATTAATTGTAGGACCTATGTTTTCTGGTAAAACATCAAAAATATTAGATATTTATAAACAGTGTAAATTTTGCAATATTCCTGTTTGTATTATAAATCATTCAATAGACAAAAGATATCACGATACATTAGTTTCAACTCACGATAAAATTATGGCTCCTTGTTTACAAACTTCTGAAATAAATTATTTCTGGACAATGGATTATGGATTTAATGATCCGGATAGCGATCAGCTACAATCTCATAAATTATTAAGAAATTCTGAAGTAATTCTTATAAACGAAGGCCAATTTTTTCCTGATCTGTATGAAGTTGTTGAAGATATGTTGAAATTTAATAAAAAAATATATATTTGCGGTTTAGATGGAGATTTTGAGAGAAAAAAATTCGGTTGTATATTGGATTTGATACCTCTTTGTGATAAAATAACTAAATTAACATCTTTATGTTCAAAATGTAAAGACGGAACCCCTGGAATTTTTACTATGCGTTTAACAAATGAAATACAGCAAACAGTAGTTGGATCTGATAATTATATACCTGTTTGTAGAAAATGTTATAAAAATAGGATAATTTTGTAGAAACGTTATAAATAGATTACACCGACCGAAAAGAAAAATGAGACAATCCCATAATTATTATTTGTATATTTTATAACTATATTTAAAGTAATTTGTTAAATATTCTTTTGTTATTTTACACATAAATATTTATATTTTTTAGTTATTATAAAAAATAATAATAATAAAAAAAATTGAAATACCTTTTATTATTATTATTTATATCATTATACTATTTCATAACGAGTTATAACTTTCTCTTCAAACTATTTAACAATATGGCTTCTACTATTCCTATGGACATGGACATTGAAAGAAATATTATTGACTACCACAATCACTTCGTATTTCGTGGTAAAGAAATTATTAAAATTAATAAAATAGATAAAAATGATGAGAGATACAATATTCTTAGCGGCATTCCGAAAGTAAGATGTATTTCAGGAATTGATTATTGGTTGGACCTCCCAATAGCAAACACCAAGCGCCAGTACTTTATACAATATTTATGTCATTATAGAAAAGGTTATTTCCATACATCGTTATTGGATTACGATGTAAAGAAAGAAGACTACGACGAAGATTTTGAGGAGGGCGAGCCTTATGAGGATATTCTGTACGGTTACTCTATTTCCAGAAATCATGTATAAATAAAAATCTGTATTTTACTATAATATAAACTTGTATGCTTTTTAACCCTTGTAACTTATTAATTAACCGATAATTGTTTTTTATTGTATACTTTTTCTCATATAAAATGGGCTGAGAAAATGTGTAATATTTTTGTCTCATTTTTCTTTTCGGTCGGTGTAATAGATTAAAGTATATTTTAAAACTATTTAAATTATTATTGTAATTAAAGTATATAAAATATGCCCAAAAGTAAAAATGCTATAAATACTGTAAACGTAACGGCTGATCCTCCTTTAAATGAAAATGTAAAAAAACGAGGAAGAAAATCTAAAAAAGAAATTGAAGAAGCAAAAGAAAAATTAGAAAATACTATTTCTAATAAAAATACAGAACAAGATAATATAATTGTTTCCATAAAAGAAGAATGTACAAATGATATAATTGGAGAGGTAAATGAAAATATTGATTCTAATAATTTATTAGAAATAACAGATACGTCATATCCCTTAAATGATACAAAAAATGTAGGTAAAAAAAGAGGTCGTAAACCTAAAGGAGGCAAAATTATTCAACAAATTTTACCCTTAAATAATAATAAAGATATTAGACCAAATATTATATTACATTTAAAATGCTCATTAAAAGATTTACAAAATAGTAGTTCAATAGAAAATAATATTGAAAGCTATAATTTTTCTTCAAAAAATAATATATCTTATGAGATTATTAGTAATAATGATAGTTTATTTCAAAATAATTTTAATGAAAATAAACCAATTATAGCTGAAAGGTGCGATGATGATGATGATTATTTGGTTGAAGAAGACGATTTTTATAAAAAAAAAGATAACGAAACAAAAGATACTTGGAAAAATATAAAGCTTTTACAGCATAATTTGCATATTAATAATATTAGTGATAAAAAATCTGCTTGTTTTTGGTGTACTTATGACTTTGATAATCCACCAGTTTATATACCAAAACATTATATTAAGGATTCTTACACTGTATATGGGTGTTTCTGTAGTCCGGAATGTGCAACCGCTCATTTGATGGAAGAAAATATTGATAGTTCTTCAAAATTTGAAAGATATCATTTAATAAATCATATTTATTCTAAAATTTATGATTATAAGAAAAATATTAAGCCCGCACCTAATCCATATTATATGCTTGATAAATATTATGGAAATTTATCAATACAAGAATTTAGGTCTTTATTAAAAAATGAAAGATTATTTTTAATTGTAGATAAGCCGTTGACAAGAGTTTTACCAGAATTGCACGAAGATAATGATGACTTTATTATTAATAATAAAATTATACCGTCAAACGCATATCAAATTAAAAAAAGGCTGAATAAAAAACAAACAAAAAATAATATACTAAATGAAAAATTTGGAATGCAATGATTTATTTATATTTGAAAGGTTAATTATAATATACTAAATTTTTTTAGTATATTATTTTTTATTGTAATATTGTATGGATAATATTTTTATTTTTGATATTTTAGATAATATAACTTTTAGTGCAAATTATATTATAGAACACTATGAAAAGTTTTTATTATTACTACTTGCTATTTTAATAATTATTGCAGTTGATTATATATCAAATATTAACGCAGTGATTTATGGTGTAACTAAATTACCTGAATTAGGTAATAAACAATCTATGAAAAATGAAATTATAAGTAAAAAACAAAAAAAACACAAATAATTTTATAATAAGTTCCTAGCAGATCCTTCTTGAACTCTATTCTTATAATCACGCATTGAAGAATCTAAATTGTATCTGAGTTGTTTATATATTTCTTGGTTAATAGAGCTTACTTTATTTGTTTTTGGTTTGTCAGATATTCCAAAATATGTTCTTATAACTAATAAACAATCATAATTGGATTCTTTTAATTTGCACATAGCCTCTTCTTTTGTATAATTGGTTTGTCTTAAAATTACATCAACCATTTTATCAATGGTTTCTGCGTCAATATTTAAAGTAGAAGGTTCCATATATGAATTAGATAAATTATTTTTAAAATCATATTAAACGAATTTTGATATATTAAAATATCATAATGTCCAAATTAAACCATACTAAATATAATACTGAACCAATTTTAAAAGAAATAAATTCTGTTATTATTAAAGGGTTGAATAATATTTTAAGTGAATTTACTGAAAATTATAATATTTATCAAGAAACACATACAGCTATTATGAATTTACCTTATGTTAAAAATGCTATATATGGTAACAAAACACAGAATTGTATATCGCTTGTATCTGATTCAGAATCTGATTCAGAGTCTGATATTACAGGTGGTGAAATTACAATGTTTGATAGTATAAAAAATATGACTAGTGAACTGGTAGAAGAAGCTGTAAATAATAAATTTATTGAAAAAAATAATATAATAAAAGAATTATTGCTGGAAATAGAAAAATTAAAAGTAGAAATAGAAAATTTAAAATATAACCCTTCTGAAGTTTTTATTAAAGAAGAAAAAGAAGAAAAAGAAAATATTAAATTAATTATTCAACAAAAAGAATCGGAACTATGTAGTATGGAATATATTGTAAATGATGATGTCTCCAAACAGGAAGGGGTAGATGGGGATGAACACGGCGAAGATAGCGACGAAGATGAAGAGGAAGAAGATGAAGAGGAAGAAGATGAAGAGGAAGAAGAGGCAGAGGAAGAGGAAGAGGAAGAACTAGAAGAAGAGGAAGAGGAAGAGGAGGAAGTAGATGAAGAGGAGGAAGAGGAGGAAGAAGAAAAACCCCTTTCTACAAATAATGATGTTAATATTGAAGTTGAAGTTGAGACTGAAAATGAAAAAGAAACTGAGGATGAAGAAGAAGAAGAAGATCACGATAATGATGATGCTGATGACTCTGTTTCAAAAAATAAAGATGAATTTGAGCAAGAAATAGAAGAAGAGTTTTTTGAAATTGAAATAGATGATATTACATATTGCACAAACAATGAAGATAATGGCTTCATATTTGAATTAAACGAAGACGGAGAAATTGGTAAAAAAATAGGTTATTTTAAAGAATCTGAACCATTCTTTTATGAAGATGAAAAATAAATAAATATATATATATTATAAATGATAAAATTATGTTCTCCTGCAATTATTTATCTAATTTTTTCATCAACACAAATAATTATAGATTCATTTAAAGGGATGTATAATACAGCATTTATGAAAACCATAGTAATGATAATGGTAACATTTTTATTAAATATTCTTTGTGAACAAGGATTAGGTGTAGTATCTTGGATAATTGTATTTATCCCGTTTTTTTTAATGACTGTGATAGTTAGTATTTTGTTATATATTTTTGGACTAGATGCTTCAACTGGAAAAATAAATTCTAATAAATACTATAATTCAAATACTAAGTGTGGTAATGGTATAACCATAGATAATTTAGGTAATATAATTATATATGATCCTCAATATAATCCACTCTTACATCCAGTATATTATAATTCTCCAAATATTATTATTCCAAATCCATCAGTAAATAATACTGTAGAATCTTCTATTAAGCCAACAGCTCAAACCCCATATCCTAATTGGGAAACTAGTAGTCCTGAATACCAAAGTTAAATTGATATATAAAAATTATATTGATATATCAATAATAAAATATTGTAAAATAATTTAAAAAATCATTACTAATAATTATATATATATTATGTACATTTATTCATTATTACAAACTTTATTACTGTTATTTCTATTTAATGACTATTTACAAAAAAATTATAATGATAAATATGAAAAAATATTTGTGTATATATCTTTGAAAACAATATATTTTTATAGTATCCTACAAATTTGGTTTAACAATTATTACTCAAAAATGAGTAGGTTTTTGAATATTTTTTTAAAACATTCTAGGTTAAATGAATTAATTGAAAATTATAATATTCGTAATAAAAAAGATGATATAGAATTTATTAAAAATAATACTATAATTTATTCAGTAAATAAAAAGGATTTTTTTGGAAAAAAAATGTTGGAACGTATTAATTCTTTAGAATTTGATTTTTTTATTTACTCAGATTATGTTAAAAAGGAAAATGAAAATACTATAATCAATAAAAAAATATTTTACAAGGTACCGTTAGATATTAATAATTTTGAAATTATTGAATCTAAACTATCATTTATATCTTTTGTAATATATTTTGATGATTTAATGATAAACGTTGCATTTAAAAATAATAAATATAATTATTTTATTACAAATAATGTTTTTGGTTTAAATTTTATAAAATATTTCTTAAAGAATCATTATTGTGATTTTTATGATGAAATAATAAATAAGCAAATTTCTTTTTCAGATTTAAAAATATCTATTATTGATAATAATGCAAATATAGAAAAACTTGACTCAGAGTTTGCAATAAAAATTTGTGAAAATAGTTATGAAAAATAAATTATTATATTAATAAAACAATATAAAAAAAAAATGAAATATTTAATTACAAATGGTACCCCAGCATATTACAATGACAACTGAAACACCTATAATGGACAAACATAGCGCTTTATCTGATAAATGGAAATTGTGGGCACATTTACCTCATAATACCGATTGGAGTATAAAAAGTTATATAGATATTTCTACATTTACAAGTGTTGAAGATACTATTGCAATTACAGAGACGTTACCTGCTATTCTTGTTGAAAATTGTATGTTATTCGTAATGCGCGAAGGAATCAAACCAACTTGGGAAGATCCTAAGAATAGAAATGGCGGTTGTTTTTCATACAGAGTTTCAAACAAGAATGTTTATAAGGTTTGGAAAGATTTGACATATGTAATTGTTGGGGGTACCATTAGTAAACACCCAAATTTTGTTAATAGTGTAACGGGAATTACCATTTCACCTAAAAAGAGTTTCTGTATTATAAAAATTTGGATGTCAAATTGTTTACATCAAAATCCAGGATTAGTGACGCCTGATCTCAAAGGTCTTACGCCACAAGGTTGTTTGTTTAAAAAGCACACTCCTGAATATTAAATGCAAATAATATATGTATAAATTATATATTTTATTTAAAAATAAAATATATTAAAAATCTTATAATTAAAAATATATAAATGATTGTTGATTTTAATAAAAAAAAATATATAGTCAACAATGATGAATTCACTGTAATTCAACATAAAGAATATACAAACCTTAAAATACTTAAAAAATTTGGTTTATTTGAAAGATTATTTTCATTAATTAATGAAATCCATTTTAAAGGATTAATATCCCAGTGTTTTTTTATTAACACTACACACGGAGGAATTCTTCCTATTGAATGTTCGCATTTTTTTGAAAATATTTATTTATTAAATACTAAACAACAGCATAATGTTAATATTTTAAAAAATATATCAGAAAATATATCAAAAAATATATCAAATATTTTAGAACTTGATGATAATAGTATGTTAAACATTGATACAAATGTTTATACGAAAGGAAGTATATTTTTTTCAGAAAATAATACCGATGTAGATTTTACATTTTTAAATAAATTTAAAAATTATATTTTAATAACTACATATAATGAAGATCTTATAAATAAAAATATATTCAATCATACATTTGAGTTAAAAAACACCGATTTTTGCATTTATTTAAAAAATAATTTTTTGGATATTTTTAAAACAGAATTTAAATATTATATAGAAGAAAATGGTGATAAATTAATTCTAAACTACGACAACCTAATGCATTTATGCATAATGGTAAAAGACGCAGGTCCTCAATTTGAGGAAGTTTTAAAAGATAATCTACATTTAATTGACCGTTGGACAATTTTAGATACAGGTAGTACAGATGAAACAGTAGATATAATAAATAAAGTACTAGTAGGGAAAAAAGAGGGTGAACTATTTAAAGAACCATTTATAAATTTTAGAGATAGTAGAAATAGACTATTAGATTTAGCAGGTACGAAATGTAAGTTTATTATTATGTTAGATGATACATATATAGTAGAAGGTAATTTGAGAGAATTTTTAAATGAAGTGAGAGGAGATAAATATACATCATCTTTTAGCATAATTATACAGAGTAATGATGTTAATTATGGTTCTAATAGAATAATTAAAGCTGATAAAAATTTAAGGTATATTTATAAAATCCACGAAGTAATATCAGATAAAGATAACATAAATGTGATTATTCCTGAAGAAAAATGCTTTATTAAAGATATTACTTCTGATTATATGAAAAAAAGAACAAATGATAGGAAACAACTGGATTTAAAGTTACTATATGAAGAAATAGAAGATGACCCTATGAACTGTAGAACCTATTATTATATAGCACAAACATATAACTTATTAGGTGATTATGAAAAAGCATATGAGTTTTTTTTAAAAAGATCAGAATTTACAAATAGCGGGTTTATACAAGAACGTATAGATGCTGTTTTTGAATCAGCCCGTATTGCAAATTTTCAACTAAATAAACCTTGGGCTGAATGTGAAGAGTTATATAACAAAGCGTATAAAATTGATGAAAGTCGCCCTGATTCTTTGTATTTTATAGGTATTCATTATTATATGGAAAATAATTTTTCAAAAGCATACTTCTATTTTAAAAAAGGGTTTGAACTTGGATTTCCAAAGCATTGTCAATATGGATTAAAACCTACATTAAGTTACTATTTTTTGCCGAAATATCTAGCAAATGTGTGTTATATAATGGAAGATTATAAATTAGGTCTAGAAGTTTGTTCATTTTTTCTATCAAATAACAAATCAAATTCAGATATTTATTCAGAAATGGTATCTTGGTATAAAATATATGAAAAATTAACTATATTCACAAAAAGTGCAAATACTTTTAACGTACCAAATAAACCTATATTATGTTTTATAGCTGATGGTGGATTTACTAAATGGAGCGGTAAAAATATTTTAAATGATGGCGTTGGTGGATCTGAAACATATATTATTGAAATTGCTAGATATATTCAAAGAACCAAGTTTTTTGATGTATATGTATTTTGTAATTGTCAAGAAGAAGAGGTTTTTGAAGGTGTAAAATACAAACCGTTAACAGATTGTTATTCTTTTGTAAATGAAAATTATATACATACATGCATAGTTAGTAGATTTTCTGAATATTTACCCTTAGCATTTAAAGGTTATGTTGAAAATGTATATTTTGTAATTCACGATTTGACACCTACTGGTTTAGTAATACCTATTGACAATAAACTTAAAAATATATTTTGTTTAACAGAATGGCATGTAGAGTATTTTACAAAAATATTTCCTCTATTAAAAGATATAACTGTACCATTTTATTATGGTTGTAATTTTAAAGATAATAATTCTATAAAAGAAAAATATAAATTTATTTATTCGTCTTTTCCTAATAGAGGATTATTAGAATTGCTTATAATGTGGCCAAAGATCCATAAATTTCAGCCACTTTCTACTCTGCATATTTTTTGTGATTTAAACAATAAATGGTCAAATGATGTTGAACCTGAAAAAATGAATAAAATTAAAAGTATATTAAATTTATATTTAATGCAAGAAAATAAATTAGGTATTACTTATCACGGATGGGTTAAAAAATCTATATTAGAAGAAGCGTGGCGAACTGCTGATATATGGTTTTATCCTTGTACTTTTATGGAAACTTTTTCTTTAACTGCATTAGAAGCAGCATCTACAAAAACATTAGTGATTACAAATAATTTGGCTGGATTGCAAAATACTGTAGGCGATAGAGGTGTTATTATATATGGAGATGCGTCAACTGATGAATGGAAAAAAGAAGCTTTTAATAAATTAATTCCATTTTTAAAACCTGAGAATGAAAAAATGAAAAAACCATTTATAGAGAGAAATTATGAATGGTCTTTAAAACTGACTTGGGAAAACCAGGCAAATAAATTACTAAATGAATATATTTTAAAAAATAAATTAGAATACAAAGGAATGTATAATTGGACAAATGATTCGCCTAATGGTACAAAAGAGATTTTTTTTAAAAATATATATTATTTTAATACTAATTATGCAAAAATAGTAAATGGTGAAAAAGTGAATATTCTAGAAGTTGGTACATATACAGGAACATCATTAATTGAATTAGTTAAAAATATCCCAAAATCCAATGGGATAGGCATTGATTTATGGAGTAGTTATGAAGAAAATGAACTATTAAAAAATATGAATAATTTAAAAATAGAAGAATCTTTTTATAAAAATATACGAATTTCTCATTTAGAAAATAGAATTAAAGGAATTAAGAGTGATTCTACAAATATATTAATAAAATTTATACAAGAAAACAAATATTTTGATTTTATTTATATAGATGGAAGCCATAAACTAGCAGATTGTTATTCAGATATTATTCTTTCTTGGAGAATTCTAGAAAAAGGAGGAATCCTTGTAATAGATGATTATTATTATTTAAAAGATGTAAATATTTTACATAGTCCATATGAAGCAATTAATCATTTTTTAGAAAAATATAAAAACGAATATAAATTACTAGACATAGGATATAGAGTTTTTTTACAAAAGCTCTAAATGACCAAACTGTAATATACAATTATAAATGTATAAAAGGAATATGATGAATAAATTGGTAAAAAGAACAATTATTATATAAATATTTGCCATCTTCTAACAAATCTATGCAAGAGTCTAAAAAACCAATAATATTATTTTCAAAAGAATACATTTCTTTCATATTTATTCTATCATCCAATATAAGAATATAAATTACATATTGTATTATATTTCTGCAAATATCTCTATAGATTTGCTTAGACGATACATTTTTTTTACTACAATAATGTACATATTTATATAGTTTTTTGAATAAAGACATTAGACGCATCAATATATCTAATTGAAAATGATTTTCGTATAACATAATTTTACAAAATACATTCTCAAATTCAATAAAATAATTTGTTTTATTTTTTGTAATATATTTGAGAATTTTCTTACTCTCTGCATATAATTTTTTTGGAATAATGTTATATATTTTATCGTTATGTATAGTTAAAAAAATAATAATGTTAATATCTATTTGATTATATAAAATGCTCTGCACTTCGTTATTTGATTTTTTTGTATTTTCATTATAAATATTATCATAATTTAGCATTTGAGGATCTATTATTGTATCATCCATTTGTAACCCTATATGATTAATTGATATTATAAAAAGTACAAAAAATATAACTGAAATGCTCATATTATATTTCGTGTTTGTTTTAGTAATTTTTTGTGCAGTTTTTATTATAAATAAAAATTGCACAAAAATTATTTTTATAAAATTATTTTATAAAAATATTTTATAAAAATTTATTTCGGTACAGGAAAAGGTCTTTGATTTTTTTCTATTACTAAAGGTTCTGGTATATAAACAGTGCCTTTTTCAAATATATTTACTGAATCCAATTTTGTTAATTCTGGAACCAACCTAGGTGCAGGGTTAACTAAATTTGTTGAGTTAATTCCTAATAAAAATGACTCTATATCAGGAGCATTATAAGACATTTTATTCCAAGGAATTTGCCCAGGTAATAACCCATTTCCTGCAAGCCTAGTATTATAAGCTGCACCATATTGTGAGTTAGGATATAACGTATAATTTTCAAATTGTTTGTATTCTTTTTGTTCTAAACAATAATTACCAGGGGTATTTCTATTACGTGTAGAAGCCATATATACATATACTTTTAAAAAAGTATACAAATAAAATACATATCAATTATTTTCATTTATTGTATTTTTAAGATTTAATAAATCTGTTTCCGAAATACTTCCACATTTTAAAAATTGTGATACGCATTTGTGTGTTAAATGTAAATAATCAAATGAATGTAGTATTATTAATCCAAATAATGGATCCTTATTATTATATTTCTCTGTTAATTGTAATATTATCAATAATAAGTCATTACAATTTTTAATTCGGTCATATAATTCTTCTATTAAATTTAATAATATATTCTCATCGTATTCTTCCATTGAAAAAATATATAGTATATCGTTTCTATATAAAGCATTTCTTACAAAGTCCTTGTCTTCATCTGTTAAACAATCTGTTTCTAAAAAAACATCTTGTAAATGATAATTACATATATGTTCTGTATCATACATCATAGTAATAAATTAATAAGCACTATTTAATACTTTTTAATATACTTTAATATTTTTATAATTTGCAATTTATACATATTGATATGTGGAATGTTTGTTAAAATAGTCTTTATCACGAGTTAATTCGCGTGAAGGAACACCACCACGAATCCATCCCTCAGAAGCTACCCCCTCTACACTGTTTGCTGGATTTGTTAATCTATCTTTAACACTAGGTAAAAGAGGAGTTTGGTGATACTTTATATAACTCTTTTCACTTAAATTAGTAACACTACGTTTATTAACTCCAGTTTCTCCTTGTTGTATTTGAGATTCAATAATAGGATTTACAGCTCCTCTTCCTAAATAAGGCACAGTTGCAAAGGGACGATGAAACAAGTCAATTCTACATCTAGGATGTGTTTGTATAGTACCTATTTGTAGTTTTGAAGAATCATTAATATTACATCCTCCTGCACCTACATTATGTCCGCCATTATACATAATACCTGGCTGTGTAGTCGCCAAACTAATAGGATTTTTCATTGAGCAATCAGAAGCAAAATAATTTTGTGTCATATAGTTACAAGATTCTACATTTTGGATATCAGTTTGTGATTTGGAACATTCATCTAAACCAATTCTTGACATATTATCAAAAGTATAACTAGAGAAATTAGCCATTTTATATATTATACACATTATTTTTATTAATTTTTTATTAATTTTGTATTAATTTATATGTTTTTGTAATTCTAAAATTATTATTAATATTATTAATATTATTCACATTATTAATAAAGTGTATATCTATATGAATCCATAACTCTTTGCATAGCCGATTCTGGACCAGATTCTTTAGAACTAGGCATATTTCCATATAAAAACTGTGAATAAGCTCCCTGGTCGTTAGCAACACGAGTATTTGCCGTACTGTAAAAAATACGATTTGATTGGTCTAATTCAAACTTCTCCCAAAGATCTCCATATAGTTGCTTATTTGTGTTATGTATTCCAGGATTAATATTTTGAACTGCACGTTTCACATTTTTTGTAATATCTAATTCTACATCAGGGTTAAATGAAGGAGGAGCTGATTTCCTTTCTGGATTATCCATAATTTCAGTTAATAAAACATTGCTAAAAGGATTCTTTTTATTACCTTCTTTAAATTCGGTCTTTAAAACGGATTCTAATGTAACAGGATTCGTAATAACATTACTAGTTTTTGATTTATCAAATAAACCGGTTACTTGATTACCCTCTACTTGAAACCCCTCATTTATAATATCTTTTGTTAACTTTTGTTTTCTTATTTTATATAATACAAAAATAACAGCCAATGTTAATAAACCTACAATAAGTATTCTTTGAGACATTGTTAAAATATACCCTAAAATTGTAATTAAAATAATAAGCCGGCTTATTGCATTTAATTTTTGTTCATAAGACATATTTGTTGTAGGCCATAACTCAAAGATATATTCTTTATTAAATAAAACGGTTGGATCACTTGACCAAAATTGAATTGTCATTATTATATATATATATTTTTAAAACTTTATTAAATATTTCACAATTTTGATGTTTTACTTATTTATCAAATATTAAAAATAACGATCTATAATTTTACAAGTGCTATCTTTTGAAGCATTTAATTCGTTTAACATATACTGATAAATTTTTATGTATTCATTATCATTTTCGTATTGTCTACAAGTGTAAAGGTCAAAAGATATATATTTTTTTTCGGGAAAAGAATGAATTGAAATATGTGATTCCGATAGTAAAAAAATAATAGTGCAACCAATAGGCGAAAATTCCTTTTCAATCTCATTCAATATTTGGAAACTGTTTTTACTGCATACATTTTTTAATAAAGAATTTAATTTATTTATATCATTTAACAGGGCATTATTTTGGATACCTTTAAAATCACATATCATATGTTTTCCAGAAGATTCATAATCATTAAACATAATAATAGATAATATATTATTATATTTTTAAACCTGTTTATTACATTCATAAATATTTTATTTCTTATTTTTCTTCTTCTTTTTACCATCATTATTTTGGTTATTAGGTTTTGCAGTCCTAGGAGTTCTCTCCACCGTTTCTCCAGTACTAAAAATTTTTATAATTTCTTCTTCGGAAACCAAAGGAGTATTCAACGTTGAAGATGGCTCTTTTTCAGATTGTTTTTCTTTAGCCAATCGGCTAGCTTCTGCTTTTGCTCTCATTCTTTCTTTATTTTGAGCAGATTTCATATTTTTATTTAGTTGTGATTGCATTGCATTAGTATTTAGTTTACCACCTAGACCATTTAAACCCATTTTACTTAAAATAGATTGAATATCTCCCATACCAGGCATATTTTTCATTTTATTCATCATCTCGGTTGCTTCGGAAATTAATTCGCTTTCTTTTATTTCACCTGATTTAATTTTTGAATCTAATTTATTACCAACATTTTTTACTAACCCCATTAATTTTGTTGGATTTTTTATTAAATTATTAAATACACCTTTCATATCAGTAACATTATCCATATCCATATTCAAATCATTTGCAGTTTCCTCGGCAATTTCTTTCGCCAACTGTCCCAATTTACCATCTAACATTGATGTTATATGATTGTGTATATCATCTGCATTCGGCATACCTTCCATATTAAATGTGCCTCCTTCACCACCACCATTGCTAGATTCATTTGTTTCTCCATTATCTCCGGTTGGAAGATTCATATTTTCAAATAAACTTTGCATTTGTGATAATGACTCTTCTAATTTTTGTTTAAATTCATCTTCATTAATAGCTTCGAACAACTTTGCTGAATCTCCAAAAGCCTCTTTATTGTCAAGCGATCCTACAATAGAAAATAGAATTAATTGGAGATATTTCCAAATAGTTTCTCTAGTTTTTTTACTAATATCTAAATTCCATAAGTTTTTGAAATGAATATTAGGTAAAAATTCTGTGTCATATTGAGAATCTTCTTTAAAAATTTCTTCATTTTGATATAAAATATCAAAAAATCTAGGTGGTAGTTTCTTTTGACAAAAAGCAAATATATCTTTACAACTCTTATCTTCTGCATTTTCGTATGCAAATACTCTATCATCTTCTTTTTCAATATGAACGAAACTAGAATTATCTTTCCACCATTTTGATATTAGAGGGTTATATTCTGGAAAAGTTGTTTTAATATCTCCAACAAAATCTCTAATTATTTTTTTAAATTCTTCAGTAATAACTATTTTTTCTGTTTCCGACATATATTTAATTATTATAAATTGTATTTATTTAAGTTTTACTAATTATAATTTATATATTACTTATTAATATTAGTTATTAATATTACTTATTAACTAAAAATTCTAATAATAATTGTTTTTCATTAATTAATCTACACCATAAAGATTCCTTTTCTGATTCAGAATTTAAATTTAATGATATTTGTTCTGGTAAAAATGACCGTTTTATATTCCAACCATAACATATTATTATATAAGAAAGCCATAAATCTTCTATATTATAAATAGTAACATTTTCTGGTAAATTAGTAGGCAAACGCCATAATTCACTATTGTCATTAAAAATTTTTATATCAATTATACATCCACAAGTAGCACCATAGTGTAACCTTTCATTGATATGCGGGTTGTTATTTCTTCTACAATCAGTTATATTTATTATAGAACCATTCCAATAATCTAAGTTATTAGGATCCCATTTTTTAACATACCAACTATAATATACTTGAGGTTCTCTTAATTCATATAATTTTTCAACCCAATCTGTAGAAAAAATCTGATCATCATCTATTATGATTATATAGTCTATTATAAAATTTTTTATTATTATATTTTTTATAGTTAAAAATCTTTGAAATCCAAAGTATGTGTTATCATAATTATAAATATAATACTTTATTTTATTACTATATTTTAGTAATAAATCACAAATTATTGTATTGTTATCTGGGTTGTTATTAACAATATGTAAAATTATTCTATTTGATACAGTTTGTTCATTTAAATTTTCTAATTGTATTTTTAAGTTAAAAACTCTTTTATATACACACATTACGATATGTATATCTTCTATTATCATTTGTTTAGGTTCAATATTAGTAACATATGTTAAATGCCGCTGCTTTGTATTGTTATCAATTGTTTTATATGAATTATTATCATGTTCAATATAATTATATATTATTGAATTTATAAATCTTGTTTTTTTAAATCCCGACCATTCAATTATATTATAAACGAATGGTCTATCTGTGCATTTTATTAACCATTTGTCGTGCATTTTAAAGTCATCTTCCTTAAAATTTAATAATAATCCCAGTTTACAAGTTCTTATATGGTTATAAAGCCACTTTTCTTTTCTAATATTTTTATACGATTTTAAAATATCATAATCAACCTTAAAATTACAAAATTTACCTATCGCATTTCCAAACGTAACCCAACAATTATGATGATTATATGTGTGATTTATTATATGAAAAGCATCATTTTCTAAATAATCATCACCATCTAATATTCCAATTATATCGTTATATTTATAGTTATTTATATTAGTTTGAATATATTCTATAAATTTCCATTTACTAAATGCAGGTCCATTGTTATTTTTATATACCAATAATTTATAATTAGCTTTTTCTTTTACAAAATCTAATAATAAATTATAATCTAATACATAACCATCTACAACAATAATTACTTCATAGTATTTATAATTTTGGTTTTCAATTGAATTTAAGCATTTTATAATATAATTTTTATAAATATCGCAATACGGTACAAATAGAATTATTTTATTAAAAATAACTCTTTTTCCAAATTTATTTTTATAAATATTATCATCCATAAATATTATCTTTATTATTAAATATAACTTTATTTAATTACATTTATTTAATTAAATTTATTCACACATAGAGGACAACTTAGTTAGATTTTGAATATATTTCATAGTTTTTGATTGATTTTCAGGAGTCATTTGCTTAATTGGCTCGCGTAATCGGTCAATCGCTTCAGTAATTTTATCTGAATACTGACTTCCTTCTACATCTTGAGAATAATCCTTATTGATAAAAAATGATAAATCCCCTGAATCTATTTCAGACTTGTATTTACCAACAATAAATGTTTTCCAAATTTTTACAATCATCTTGGGGTTTGCTTTTCTAATAGCTAATAGAGAGTTCTTTGCCGTAAGTAGATCAGCGTCATTTGGAAAAACACTTTGAATATCACTTACAAATTCAATAAAATGATCATTAAAAGCAGTTAGAATGTTAATAGCCATATATTTATTTTGTATCTATTTACTTTTAAATTACTTTATAATAATATAATAATTATAAAGTAATTGTAATTATTTATAAGTAAAGCAATATTATATTACAGGTGGTCTGCCTCCTGTCAATTTTTTCAAATCAGAATCTCTTTGTTGTTGTAATTGTTCTATAGTAAGACCTTCTGGAATTTTGTTTGATTTTTTATAATCAAAATCATCGCTTGGAGTATTCATACTATCCATATAATTCAAATCAACATAATTATGCATTTGTCTCATACCTCCATTTCCAGTAGCTTTTAAATCTTCGTGGCCTTGGTCTAAAAAACTATATTGGTCGGAAATAACATCTCCAAACCCTCCACCAAATGCAAAAGCCATAGGTTCCATATTATTTTTCGTAGCTTGTCTTACTTCTACTTCTTGTTTAGGTTTTAAATGATTTAAAATAGATTCTCCGTATAAAACATTGTATCCTTGATTTAATAAAAGTAGTGCCGGTACACGGTTTACATTTTCAGGCATAATTATTTTTTGATTATTCTCTAAAATAATATATATTTTGTTATTTGCATCCTTAACTCTTTTATCAATACATATAAAATGTATATCTTTTTGTAAATTCGTTTTTGAAAGAGTTTGCAAAAGTTTTTTTGAATGTTCGCAGAAATTACTATAATATAATATAGAACTCATCTTAATCTATATTTTATATTTGAATTAAATATTTAACTCATTTTTAAAAAAATTGATTTTTATTTACAATTTAAATATAAACTATATATTAGATAATATGAATCCACACATTGAATTAAATTCTAACAAATCAGGTTCTGATATTCTTGCATTTACACTTAGCGGTGTAAATGTTAGTGTCGCTAACGCCATAAGAAGAACAGCATTGTCAGATATACCCTTAATAGTGTTTCGTACTGCGCCTTATGAAAATAATAAAGCTAACATTATTACAAATACAACAAGACTAAATAATGAAATATTGAAGCAACGCTTAAGTTGTATTCCTATATACATTAAAGACTTGGATGATTTTCCATATAAAAATTATGTTGTAGAAGTAAATGTTGAAAACATTACTGACACAACTATGTATGTAACAACAGAAAATTTTGTTATTAGAGATGTTGTTACCGGTCAGTTATTAAGTGAATCAAAAACCAGAGAGATTTTCCCACCAGATGATTATACTGGTGATTTTATTGATTTCGTAAGATTAAGACCAAAGGTTTTTGAGGATTTACCCAATTCAAAAATACAAGGTGAAAAAATTCATTTAACGTGTGAACTTGATATAGGAAATGCTAAAGAAGACGGTATGTTTAATGCTGTTTCAACTTGTTCATATGGGTTTACAATAGATGAAACTGCTAGAGATAATGTTTTACAAAAGAAAAAACAAACTTGGAAAGATGAAGGTAAAAGTGAAAAGGAAATTGATTTTGAAGCAAAAAATTGGCTTTTATTGGATGGTATGCGTATTTATAAAAAAGATAGTTTTGACTTTATTATACAAACTTCTAGTGTTTATACAAATTATGAAATAGTAGATAAATCTTGTGATATTCTTATCACAAAACTAGACGAATTAGATAATTTGTTAGAAAAGGATGAACTACAAATCAACACATCACAAAATACAATGGCTAATTGTTTTGACGTTATTCTAGAAAATGAAGATTATACTATTGGTAAAGTTATTGAATATTTCTTGTATTCTAAGTTTTACGAAACAAAAATTCTTACATTTTGTGGGTTTAAAAAGATGCATCCACACGATAACGAAAGCATTATTCGGGTAGCATATTCTGAAGCTGTAGAAAAAACTACTGTAAAGGGGCACCTGAAAGAATGTATTGAAGATGCAAAATTGATTTATAATAAAATTAGAAAAGGATTATTACAGTTAGTTAAAAATTAAAAAAATACATTATAAATTATATTACTATATTATAATATTATATGAATATACTATTTGAAAATACATTATTACCTACAAATATAACACAGGAAACTCAAGAATCTAACTTTTTTTTTATATTTAATAAAAACTTTAATATTGATTTGATAGTAAGTAAACTTTATACTATTTCAAATGAAATAAAATACGATACAAATATAGAAAAATATACGAGACTATTACATAACTTAATTGCTAATAACGAGAGAAGAATTTGTGCAACACTAAATACATTAACGTTATTTAGTAGTTTTACAAGGTCAAATATATTATTATTATCATATACAACTATTAATGATAAAAATTATATTAACGGTATATCATTAATAAATATAATACCTTCTAATTTTACATTTGATATATTATATATTTGTAGCGATTTAAATTATAAATATGTTGGGAAAAATATAATAACATTAATTAAAATACTTGGTACAAAAATATTTGATAATGAAGCACAAATAATAGTAAAATCTATAGAAAATACAAATACCCAGAATTTTTATAGAAGTCAACATTTCACTTTTTTCCCAGAAATGCAGTCGTTATTAAATTCTAGATATAATTATTTTTGGAAATATGATAATGATAATATGGAAGATATATATGATATGCAATATTTTACGATTCCATTCCAAATTGTAAAGAATACAGTGAATAAATATAGACAATCGCAACCAAAATTAATGGATATGCCTCATATTTTTAGACCGTATACAAAATCACAAATAATTTATGAAAAAGGTGGTAAAATAAGAAGAAAAAATAAGAAATATAAAAAAACAAATAAGAAATATAAAAAAACAAACAAGAAATATACTTTCCGAAATAAGAATACTAGAAGATAATTTGTATAACTATATTTTATTGTGTATATGATGGACCATACAATAATTCATATTTGGAAATGGTCGTCTACCACATTTTTTATTTTTTTCTATTAACGGACAAATATACACATAATTATTTCTTCCTATATTTAATTTGTTATTTCTCCATTTTTCACTAGCATAATTAAAATCTATATCTAAAGGAAAAATAACGGATTCTTCACTTCTATATTTAGAATAATCAAAAACTTTATCATTATAATCTGTATTATCGTTATATTCATTTTCTTCTAATCCAATACAATTCATAATATAATTACCCATTTATTAAATTTAAAATAGTATTTATCTTTAAATTTAATATTAGAACTTAAAATATATTTTCCAATATATTATTTATCAATTTTATTATTTATTATTTGTTATTTGTAGGTGTGTGTACTTTTTATAAAAACTGCGTGCTATTGTAAGCATTGTTTCTTCAAAATCTTTATCTAATGTGTAATTGTGCTTTGCATAATATTTGGCTATTTTAGATTCTGGGTGCAATGTATCAACAACTAAATTATTAACTACCATTTTATCATATTTTTTTAATAAAACATTGTAAACAAATTTTGATTTATTTTTTTTTATATAAATTTTATCATTCAATCCTACAAGTTTTACGGCTTCAACCATTTTACCATTGTAAAATACTTTATGTTCATTAGTTAGTAATGTATTTTTACACGGTACATTTTTATAAAATGCATCTTTTTCAATACAAACGATTGTATCTAATTCGTAAATTGATTTAGTAATTGATAAAATTTGTTTACCCTTAATTGTATGATATTTTGGGTTTATTTTATCAATATCAATAATACCTTGGTCACAATGTATAGGGGTTTTCTCTGGAAAACAAGAAGGTGTTATGCTTTCTCCAGAGTTGTTTATATTTCCATAACCCAGAGGTTTCATTACATATAAGATTATTATTCCATTCCCTCCATTCCCTCCAAAACCTTTAATGTTACCGTCACCACCTCCACCGCCACCACCACCTATATTTGCACCATTACCGCCTCTTCTATTGTCATCTAATCCATTAGATCCTTTTAATCTAGATAAGTCTATTGTTACATTTAAAAATGATTTAGGTGCTGAACCTGGATCTCCTAAAAGATCTACACCGATTGGTGTACCATTAACACTCGTGTGGGATGTAGAGCCATTCCCTCCATTTGCACCATTTGCACCGGTGCCGCCAATTCCAGCTTCAGCTCCACCACCACCACCACCTACACCTCCATATCCACCTCCACCACCTCCACCTCCACCACCTCCACCTCCACCATAATATGAGCCATCAATACATGTACCATCCTCACCATCTGTCAAACTACCACCGCCAGAACCACCACCAGGAGTACCACCAGAACCACCACCAGTATAATTTGGTAAATTCTCCCCAGAAGATCCTCCACTACCACCAGTAACAGAAAGGATAATATTCGTATTATTTAAAGTACTATTAGATCCATTTTGACCATTAGATAAACGGTAATCTGTTACTGTTCCATCATTACCTCCAAAACCACCTTTTCCTACTTTAGCAAACAAACTTATATTAGCAGATAAATCAAAAGATCCATTTAATACACCGCCACCACCGCCACCGCCACCTCCACCAGAACTATTAGCAATAGATACGTTTGATAAATCTACTCCAAATCCACCGCCACCGCCGCCTCCTACAATGATATAAGATATCGTTAAATCATTTGTTGAATTAATCTGAAATGAAATATCTGGATATGTACCAATCAAAAAAATAGTTTCCGCCTTACTTGTATCATCATAATTTAAAAACCAATCAGTATCTTCTATACCTCCTATAATATTTAAATATCTACTAGGCATATATATATATTATATAAAATTAAAAATACATTAAATGTCATAAATTTCACTACGTATAGTATCCACATTTCGCTTTCTCATATGATAATTTAAACAATACATTAATAAAGAGGGATGAAGTTGATTTACATAATTAATAACAACAGTATTCGTAACAAATAACTTCTTATCACGAAGATCACTTATAAACTTCTGATGAATAGTAAACATATGTGTTCTGTATTGATCTGAAAACTCTTTTAATGGCTTTTCCTTTTTAATGTAGCACGCAACATAATTTGCATAAAGAGTATTTGTAAACAAATGAAGTTGATCCCTAAATTTAGAAAACTCTTTTTTATTTTCAGGATAAAATTTCAAAAACTCTGATACTTTACCTTCCTTTCTTAAAAACAAATATTGATACTGCAATTTGGGCTGATTTCCTCTCAAACCTCTCACCTCTTCATAAACGGGATTTCTGATCTTGGCTCTTTCTCCAGTAGCGCTATTATAAAGTACTACACCTAAGATATCATATGATGTGTTCATTGATGCATACGTTTGAATTAATTCAGCATAAGTAGTCCATTCATAAATTTTTGGAAACCCAATAGTTGTAGCTCCCCAATCAAATTTTTGCACTTCTTCCATATTCAAGGAATATACATTTATATTGTCGGGTTCATTTACGATACTATACATAGAAATCAAATATAATTTTGGAGTTTTAAAAGGCACTACAATTCTATTATCTGGGTGTTGAAGAACAAAACTATAACAATATGCAGGATTTAATTGTTCTAAATATAAATTATTTACCTTAGAAGCTTCCAAAAACATTTCACGAAATGTCTTAGCGTTTTCTGACTTGTAAAACTTTGATGTAGCACCAACCGTATTTCTTGTAGTAATTTCCCATCCTCCAGTGAGACCAATGTTTGAATCCCAGAATACATTGATCATTGTACCCTCCACAAATTCTTGAGCAATTATATGTGCATTTTTACTTGGATATTTACTAATAAAGGATTCAGATGATATTGATTTAGGAGGAGCAAAACATACTACTTTATTTCTACTATTTACAATAACAGAACGGCATAACCCATATGTAGGAATCATATCATAAGTTAGTATATCCTTATCATAACGAATTACTTTATATGAACCTATAGCTGTAGAAATTCTACAATCAACTTTATTTAGTTTTAGTATACTTGATTCATTCAGATTCTCACCATTAATAAGATTTGTAAACCCAGGAATCAATGATAAATTAGCACAAATTAATGACATAATAATATTAAATATTAATAATAATATGTCTTTAAACTATATTTTAAATTGATTTCTACTTAAGCACAAAAATTTCTACAATAAATATAGAAACAAATGTCATTAAATGAAAATGAAAACGAAAAAGATAATATAAATAAATTGTCGGATGAGACTAATTATAATGAAACCAAAATAGAGTTACAATTAGGTGATATTATTAAAATTATTAGCCCGAATAATGAAATATTAAATGGAAATGAGTTTTACATAAATTATATTGATCAAACAAAAATGTTTTTATTAAATCCTGAATCAGGTGAAATGACAAAACTCAAATTATCACCAGATGGTACAATTGGTGATGGTACAATAACTCAACTTATTATTTTAAGTAGAAGTGAAACCGCTAGTTATGCAAAACAAAATGGATTAACCACGAATAAATGGATTGATATACATTTTGGCGGAGATTTTCCATCAATTATTACTGGAGAAATAACAAATGTAGAAGAAGATATGATAGAAGTAAAAACAATTGATGGAGATATGCTATATATTAATTTTGATTATAAAGGTATACCAGAAGATCTACCTATTGAGTTTATTGAAATTAGAGAGAAACCACAAGAACCCAGTAAAATTATTGAAGAACCAGAACAAGAACAAGGACAAGAAGAATATCAAGAATATGAAATGTTACCCGAATTAGAAAAAGAAAAACGTCTTTTAGAAGGTGAAAAGATACAATTTTCTATTCCAACGAAAAACGTAAAAGACCAATTGAGGGAATTTATAATCAAAGCCGATCAGATACAATTTGGTTATGAAGAATTAGGGCCGATTGTACAATTTGTAGATGTTGCTAGTAACTCTCAAAGATATAGTATTGAAACTCAATTGTCTGACTTATTAGATGAACTTTTATCAAATATACCAAACTCACAAAGAACTCAAAAAGTTCTGAATAATATACATATAATAATTGAAAGATTTAAACAATTGAGAGAAAGGTTTTCTACATTTGATAAATATGGAAATATTGATAGCATTTTAAGGAATGAAGCTTCTTACAAACCCTTATCACAGTATTTTAATCATTTTAAACAAAATTTATATTGGATTCTTCCAGTTGTTAAAAACATTAAAAAAGTATATAATGTTCAAAGTATGAATGACGAAAATAATGATGTAATTAATATTGAATTAGAGAATGATATTATGAATATAAATAATATTGTTAACAATTATAAATCAAATACATTACCATCTGAACAAAATAAGTATTCTTATTTATACAATGAATTAAACCCCCATTTCACACCATTTGATTTAATTAATGATGAAAATAATAATGGTATACTTATAGAAAAAAATGTAGAAGCAAACATTAATGTTGTAATTAACAATCTAGAAGATATGTATTCTTCCATTTTTAATAACAATACAATTCGTTCTAGACGTTTTGTTATTCAAAAATATAATTTAGGTTTAACCAAATTAGATACAGTTGATGCAACATCTAGTCGTATGATAACTGTAAAAGTTAATATGACTAACCCAGAGACTATGTCTATTAAGTCATTTGTTACTTTACCAGAGCCTACGATCAGGTTTTCTAAAATTAATCTTCCAGGAACTACTTTATTGGATAAAGCCAATTTGAATCAAATATTTTTAAATTATTGGGAGTTTTTAAAGAATAAAACCAATGTGAATGAAATAATTATTGATAATTTAGAGGAAGAGTTAGACTATAATGAAAACAATTTTGTAAACACTGTAAAGAATTATGTATTAAATTTATCAGATGAAGAAAAAAGAGGGTTGTCAAATGAAGCAATTTATTCACAATTTATACAAACCATTATTCCAAAAACCAAGATAATTTTTAATTTAATGAAAAAATATATTGTAGGAAAATTATCTATTGTTGATGTAGTTGGTTATTTAGAGCCATTTTTAATTTATACAGACGACTTAACATATATGCAATATGTTGAAATAATTAATTTTATAAACGGTAAAATATCTGAGTACAATAAAAATTTTATTGAAAGAGCGCGTTTATTTAATATTCTTAAAAGAAATAAGTCACAACAATTAATATTTACAAATGCATATTCTATTCTATCATTATTAGATAATCAATTATATACAGAGACGTGTGATGCTTACAATATTATTGTAAATAACAACTTAATATTCACAAACTCGGAACTCTTAAAAAAAATAAATATGAAGGATAATACAAAATTATATACGTCTGCGATTTCTTTAAAAAATGCGCCTTTAATGATGCCTATGGAATTTTCAGAATTATTTGAATCTGAAAAAGAAAAGATAGAAAAGAAGATGAATAATGAATCAAATGATAAATGTAAAACTATGACTATAGCAAAAAAATATAAATCTATAGAAGAATTAGAAGCTGATAATGATAAAACTATATATTTTGATAAAAATTATGATAAAACACCTTATGGGTTATTAAATAATTATGAAAAAGAAATTATTCAAATGCCTCCTGATAGTTTTTTTGATTATTTAAAAAATGATTTACAAAAAAAACAAAAATTAACAGATGAAGATGCAGAATATTTGGCGGATACTCTTGTAACTGGATACAAAAAAGTAATGAACAATCATTATGCAATTCTTTACAAAGGATATAATGAAAATATAAAAGATGAGTTTGATTATTATGTTCGTAAAAATAATAAATGGGAATTAGATACGGAGGTTGGTAAAGAAATATTCACTGACGAATCTAGTATTTTATGTAATTTACAAGAAAAATGTATTAATGTTCCGGATAAAATAGATGATAAATGTGAAAGTATTAAAAAAGATGAATCTACTTTACAAACCAATTTGTTAAAAAATGTAATTAATGAGTTTGATATAAAATATAGGGTTTCAAAAGACGAATATCATAAAAAAATCAAAGAAAAATATGAATACCTAACCTCTATTATTGGAGTATCAACACAAATAGAAAATGCGAATATGTTGAAATATAATAATCAGAAATATAAACTAGGTGCAAATGTTAATGACGAATTAAATGCTAGTATAATTTCACCAAATGCAAAATTACTGAATCTTATTTTAAGTCAAAGTGACTTTGTCAAAAAACAAAATGATATTATTCGGTTTGTAAATAACTATACTAGACCACCGATTAGAGAAGGTTTTGGACCATTGAACAAAAAAGAATCTATTCATTGGTTATATTGTGTTAAAACGAATGTAGAGTTGTTACCTGTATTTAGATATGATATGGCTTCTGCATATATAACGAATCCATCTGGGTATAATGATTTTATTGATCAATTAGTTGCAAAAATAGGAAAAGAAAGTGATGATGGGGATTATTGGACTGCTGAAGGTAGTGGATGGACTATTAGAAAAGGCGATTTTGATATTGAAGAGGGGTATGAAGAAGGATTTAAAGTTTCTACAAGAGCTATACTTGAAGATGATGCAGGAAATAAAATTACATCTGAAATTAAAAAAATAATTAAATATGATACTCCTGATACAAGAATGATATCCAATATTGTAAACGCATTATCTATTGCAATGGGTATAAACATTGAAACCCAAAAGGAATTTATAGTAAATTGTGTATTAGAATCATTACGCGACACTCTAGAATCCGAAAATGATTATAAGTTAAAAATAAAGGATATGGCTGAGAAGGGGAAAAAAATGTCATCCTATAAAGACTTTTATAATACAGCAATAATGTATTATACATTAGGTATGATTTTAATAGCAATACAAACATCTATTCCAAGTGTTAAAACACGAAAGACACACCCTGGATGTGTGAGATCATTTACAGGTTATCCATTTGAAGGTGCAGGTGATTATAGTAGTTTAAAATACTTGTCTTGTGTAGCATACGATATACGCGAGTCGTCTGTTGAGCCTTGGAATATACTAAAGAAGTTAGACATTATTGAAAAAAAAATAAAGGCTTCTATAGATGATGTTTTATTAACATTATCAGATGTTAAAAGAAAGTTTGATGAGAAAACCGAATATTTACTAATGTCATCCAGTTCCGAAAAAATATCAGAAGACCACGATATTAGTAGCTGGATTAACTTTTTGCCTCCATTATTCCCTTATAAAATAAAACGGTTGTTAAACATTTCAGATGATTTTAAAAGAGGTCTAATATCTGATTTAAGATCGGGATCTCCCAATCAAAAAGAAAAGATATTAGTAATTGAATCCAAGATTATTCAATTCTCTCTAGCACTTCAGGAAAAAATAAAAGAAATAGTAAAGAATAAAGCCACATTACTGAATAATTCAAATAGCGAACCATATTTAGAAAATGCGTGTTGTCAAAGTAATAGTAATGAAACAGTTATTGAATATTTTATTTCACACGATAAAAATATAGAAGAATATAATCAAATTGTAAATAAACTTACAAATATATTGCAGGATATTGCTAGTTATTCACAAGCAGGATTATTTTATAGTAACATAAATACAAAAAATAAATATCCTACTATTATACAAAATTTTGATGAGAAAACTATTTATTTATCTTTCATATTTTTCTGCAAATTTAAATCTTTAATACCTATACCAGAAGATCTATTACCTTTATGTAACAACAAACCAGAATTTTTATCATCAAATGAAATATACAATACAGATGAAATAATTACTATGCTTAAAAAGGACGATAGACAATATAACAATGAAACATTTTTAAGATTGTTACAAATAATAGGACGCAATAATATTGTAAATGTAGACTTTGAAGAAAAAATATCTTCTAATATTTCAAAATTTACAAATCTATTGGAAGTAATTGATGAGGAAAATGATGAAGTTGTAGATGGGGCTTTAACAAAAAATATATTAAAAACATTAGATACTTTTGATATAGCATCAAATGAAACCACAAAGGAAGTAAAAGATCTAAACAACTATTTAATTAAAAGTATTGAATCTATGAAAGAAGATATTATTGAGTTTATAGAAAAAAATAAAGGCAATGATGTAACAAAACGTTCTGTTAAAAAAGTTGTAGATGCAATACAATCATTGTCTAACTGGAGTACGGATAATTCAAATAGACGTGAAAATATTAGTATATCAAATGATTCAATGTACAATATAATCAATTTTTATAAAACATTCATAAGTTATTTTGTAACATTATTTCCTAATATTATTTTGAATGAGGTAGATTATACAAATACATTTATACCAAATTATCTACATTTGTCGGGTAATCATTCAAAAAAAATAAAGGATTCTATTGAAAAATATTACGAAAGTCTTAAAATATTTTATGGAAAACCTGGACTTTATAATATTTTAACGAAAGTTCAAAAACTATGTAAAAATTTACTAAAACTATCTAGCGAAACTCCTTCTTTTACAACAATAAATTATGATGGAAAAACATTAAAACCAGTTTTTGATGAAAGAACCAGTAGATTTTTATATGAATATTATTTATTAAGAGTATTAATTAGTTATATAGATTTATCGGATGACTCTGATATGATTGTTACTGAATATAACAAAGATAATAATGTAGAAGATATATTTACAGTAGAATACTTGGAAGAACAAGAAACTAGAATTGACATTTCAATTTCATCAAGAACCGATAAAAATAAGGTCCTTTTAAGTGGGAACAAAAAAGAATTGAGACAACTCACGTGTAATTTGTTAATTGCTTTTGTAAATATTATGGAATCACACAAAGGCAAAATTGATATGTCGTATGAAGGTATTACTGATAATATATTTAAACTAAAAGAAAAAGAAAAAAATCTTATTACTGATAAACTAAAAAATTTAACAGATGAACAAAGAGATGTAGATACTATATTGAAAATTACCAAACAGTCACAATATAGTAAGGGTTTGCAAAAGGGTTTAACTATGTATGATAAAGATTATTATGATGCAGAGAGAGAATTTAGAGATGAAATGGATAAAGTAGAACAAAACTTGAGAAAAAATAATAGGAGTGTTACGGATGATAATATTGATATAGAAATAGAAGATTATTTGGATAATAGAGATACAGAAGATAATATTGAAAGAGAAGCATATGATATGAGTTATTTGAACGAAGATTTTTATGACGGTAATTTTGATGGAAATGACGCCCCTGAAGAAGAAGGAGACGATTATACTGATTATAATTAATTATAGATATACTATATTTAGAATGTATATAGTATAAATGCAATAAATCATATTATTAAAAATATAATTATAAAATTTGTTTATAATTATATATAAGATGTATAAAAACTTTATTAGAGAAAATGTTACTTTTGTATCAATAATATTATTTGTTATGATTTTTGGTATAATACAATTGATTAAACCTGGATTTTTATATAATAAAGATGGTAGTATACGTGAGTTTGGTATAGGATATAGAAATAAAACAATTTTACCCGTTTGGCTACTTTCACTAGTTTTAGGAATAGTATCATATTTGGCTGTTTTATATTTTATTGCTTATCCAAAACTTATGATGTAATTTATCCAGAAACAGTATACACTGTACCTGTAGCTTGTTGTTGTTGTTTATCTGCGGTTTCTTGTTGTTGTAAGTAAGACTGATAATTTTTCTGCATTGTATCTGGGTTGGTTGTACATCCTCTTGTTGTTAATTTTAATTGAACTATAGATGTTAATAATAGACCTGTATACATAAACCACATTGCTTCACCAACATTATCACGAGTTACAACTAATTCAAATAGTTCACTTTTTAATTTCTCTGTTTCAGGTCCGGATGTTTGATATTGTGTTTTCATTAAAGGAGTTAAAATATTCCAATATTCCATAAAATTACTTGGAACGATTTGGTTGATCAAGATAGATGTGTTACCACATATCTTAATTATAGCATCTGCTGCTTCTTGCATAGACTTTTTTTGTTCTTCAGTAGAAGTTGTATCGGTATCTATTTTTTTCTGTACATCTTTATCAATTAATAATGTAGTTAATACTTTATTTGCGGATGAAGATACATAAAAATAACCAATTACATCTGAAAATGCACTTTTAAATCCGGGATATATAGTTAATACTAATATTACAACACCAAATATTAATATCCAAGGTATAAAAGTATATATTCCAGCAGCACCCATATTTTCCGTAATATTTCCACCACAATTGCTAGTAATTACCGACGCGTTTACTATAAATTGTATTACCATTACTAATAACAAATATACAGCTAAATACATATAACTGCTACTCATATATTTCTTGTATTGTACAGGATCTATTAGTGAATTTAATGTTAAATTTGGCTTTATAGCCATATAATAAAACAATGTAGTGAACAAAAATGTTACAATATTTAAATAAGAATTAGCCATATAGATATTGTGTATAATTTATTTTATAATTTTACATATAATAAATATGGACTATAATGAATTTTCTAAACCGTCATTAACAGAACCTGGGGTTAAATATTTTTTAAATCAAACTTTAAAGCAATGTCACATTGTTAAAACAAATTTCTATTATATTGTTTTTAATATAGGGTTATTTATAGCATTCTTACTAATTTTAGGATTAATACTTTTGTATAAATATAAAGGACGTCTTACACAAGTAGAAAAAATACAGATAAATAATGAAAAACAAAAATATATTTTATCAAAAATAAAACATTTACAGGAGGCTAAAAGAATTGCACATCAAGAATTAATAACTGGTTTACCAAAATGGGAAAATGATTATGAAACTATAAATAATGGTAAAATTTATTGATTATGTAGAATATTTGATAATATTTGATAATATTTAAAATATTATCAAATAAATAAAAATATAGAATATAAGTATATAATGTCTTTATCAATAGATGATGCTATTAACGAATATTATAAATTAAAATCTAAATATGAAACAGATAGCGCAAAAAATAAATCTAAGATTATTCGCAATACAAAATTAAGCTGGAAAGAGCGCGTTATTGAATATCAAAAATTAAAACCTAAGTGTATTAACTGCAAAAGACCAGGAGGCACTATTTTTTCTACAAATTATCATCCGGAAATATTTAAAGATAACAAATACGAGGGACAATTTAGACAACTTAAAGCTATTTGTGGTATTATTTCTGATCCGTGTAATCTAAATATAACTATAAATATAGGCAGCATAATACAATTACCTAGTCTTTTGAAAAAATTAGAAAAAGAAATATTTGATTTGAAAAATACTATTATTGATGATAAAAACAAATTACTTTTTGGATATATTACAACAGAACAAGCAATTGAAAGATTCAACGATATCAAGGAGCTTGTTGAGCACAATACATCTACATTACAATTATATCTTGATGAATATTATAAAATTGTAGATAATAAAGATACATCAAAGGTTTTAAAGGATGATATAGAACAATCTTATGTATTAATATCTGAGATAAAAGAATGTATGTATAATTTTAATGTTGAGAATAATAATCAATATGTAAATGATGCTGTTAATATATATGTTAACAATCTTAAACCTTTATTACAGAAAATTATGAAATTAAAAAATAAAGAAAATATGGTTTGGTATAATGAAGATAATAATACATATCATTTAATTCAAAATAAATTTTCCGTATCTGATATAGAGTATAATGAAGGTGCCAGATTATCTATTGTAAAATACGACGTTGGATTAAAAGCATCTACCTCTAATAATCTGGGAGAGAAAAGAAAAAAACAACTGATTATTGAATCTAGTGAAGAACCAGAACAAGTAGAAGAACCAGAACAAGTAGAAGAAGAAACCGAATCATTAAACTCTGATGAATTTAACCAAATACCTATATATAATTCAGATGGATCCGTTAGTTGGTCAAATAAATTACATCAAAATATTTGGGATAAAATTAACCCAAAATTAAAACAAATATTATTAAAGAATCACGAATGGTTAGAAACATTTATAAACAGTTGTGCAAGTTTAAGAAATGAGTCAAAACCTTGTAAATTTATAAATCCTCCCAATTTAATTATACCTCCAATGTTGGATATGGATACTAATAAGTATGATTTAGGAAATGATTATTACAATGATATGTTTAATAAATTTGATAAATCATATCAAAATACTTTGTTATTACTTTATTCAAATAAGAATGGTATAAAAGATTATAGCTCTTTGGAAGATACATTAGCAAAAATAGCTGCGAAAGACCTTGGATTTGTTGAATATATTTAATATAATCTGATTCTAAAATAATATATGCATTATTTATATGATATTAAATTACATTTCATTACCTGTTTTTTTAATTAGTTTTGCTATAGGATTATTTTTTGTATATATTTTAGGTCCAGAAATGAAAAAAATATACATATATCCTACTCCTGAAAATGTCAACAAATTTTTATTTAAAGATAACGCAAGCAATTGCTTTTATTTTCAAGAAAAAGAAGTAACTTGTCCTACAGATGAAACCCTTATATCTAGTATACCTATTCAGGCATAGATAATACAATATTTTAAAAATATAAACACGATGTAAAATATTATAACTAATAAAATATTTAAATAATATAAATGGCTATTAACTTTGGAAAATTTTTACATACTGAAAATGGTAAATATATAATGTCTATATTATTGGGATTTGGTTTAGCATCATTGTTTAGAACTGTATGTAAAGATAAAAATTGTCTTCTTTTTTATGCACCGCCTTTAGATAAATTTAAAGATAAAATTTATAAAAACGGAGATAAATGTTACAAATATGATCCAATTGCTACAAAATGAGATAGTAATAAAAAAACCATTTCTTTTGAAGATGGAAACGAAGAATAAAATGAATTTGCGTAATTATTATAATCAATCATTCTTTATAATAATTATGAGTGATACTACAAATATTTTTGATCTACCAACAGATCCTGTTGGAGGTGGAAATACAAGCAATAATATATCGTTAAATGCTTCTGAAAATGTTATTGTTCAACAACCAAATATTCATAACGGAATTTCTCAAACAGGAGGTGGAGTTGGAGGGAACGTTAGTTTAGATCAAAATACGATTAGTCAAATTGTATCTAGTTTACAACAAGCAACAATTACAGGAGCTACTCAGTTACCATCAAGAGATATTCCTATGACTACTGCAACTAGAATGAATGACCCGCAAATTCAACCGAATTATGTACCTCAAATGCAAGATATTGACTATATTTCAAATGAAGAATCTGCTTCAGAAATGATATCAAAATATAATAGACAAATGGAAACCCGCAACTCATTAGATGATATGTATAATGAATTACAGTCTCCTCTGCTAATATCTGTTTTATATTTTTTGTTTCAATTACCTTTTTTCAGAAGATTCTTATTTAATTATTTTCCTATACTTTTTTCAAATGATGGTAATTATAATATAAATGGATTTTTATTTTGTAGTGTATTATTTGGTTTATTATTTTATATAATAAATAAGACAACGAATCATTTTTCTACATTTTAGATAGTTCATAAAACAATAGTCAATAATTATATATAAAAGGTTTAAATATAATTATTAAATTTCTTTATTATGAATATAAATATTTCATCTTTCATTTCTTCTCTACAAAACAATTATACAAATGTTACAAAAATGGCGATTTTTAATTATTTTAAAACAGGAAATACTATTATAGACGCTATATTATCAACCGTTATGATTTCTTTATTTGGAATAATAATAAATAATATATATGACACCAAATTAGATGAACTAATTAATAATTTCTCTATTAACAATATTAAATCTTTATTTTACAAAAAAAATTGTATAATTATCGAAGGTAAAAAATCGTCGTTTATGTGTAAATATAACAGTAACTACACAATATCCGCTGCATATAGTCTAAGGTTTAAGGCTATATGGGAATATATTATTAATAATATTGATAAAAATGACACAATTAATCAAATAAAAGAATCTCATACCAGTTATAAAAAATACAATTCTTGTCTGCATAGGCATAATACAGAAACTGAAGATATTTTTATAGTTTGTCAAAAAACAGATTTTAAAATAGATAATAACATATATGTAAATACTGTAATTGAACAAGAAACCGCAGAGGCTGAAAAAGATAAAAAAACAACTACAACAGATAAAATTATTATTAAAATATATTCTTATTATTACTCTCTTAGCTATTTAAAAAAATATGTGAATGATATAACATTTAATTATTCAACTTCTTTAAAAAACAGTAGAAATAATAAAAAATTTATATATATACTTGATAAAGTTAATTGTGATTCTGAAGAATCTAAATTTTCTTGTTGGGTTGAGGATATATTTGAAAGTTCGCGATCTGTAAATAATATTTTCTTTGATGGTAAAAGAGATTTATTTGCAAAAATAGATTTTTTTATAAATAATCGTGATTGGTATTATGAAAAGGGTATTCCATACTCACTTGGAATAGGACTACACGGGCCACCAGGAACTGGAAAAACTTCTCTAATTAAAGCACTATCTAATTATACACAAAGACATCTTATAGTATTATCATTAAAGTTAATTAAAACAAAACGCCACTTAGAACAATTCTTTTTTGAATCTACTTATAATGATGAAAATGAAAAAGGCAGTATTACATTTGATAAAAAAATCATTGTTTTTGAAGACATTGATTGCATTGGTGATATTATTTTAAATAGAAGTGAAACTTCTAATAAAAATAGAAATGCAATATCTAATAAAAAAAATATAAAAATTGAAAATAATAAGGTAAATATTAATGATGTTATACAAACTATTTGCGATGTTAATGATAGCGGTATGAATATTGTTGGTACTTCAAATATGAAGCAAGTAGTTTCTCCAGAAGATCAACCTATAACACTTGATGATATTTTGAACTTGTGGGATGGTATTCGTGAAACACCTGGACGAATTTTAATCATTTCATCTAATCACTATGAAAAACTAGATCCTGCGTTAATAAGACCTGGTAGAATTGATATTACTCACGAATTAAGTAATGCAAGTCATAATACAATATCGGAAATATATTTTCATTTATTTAATACAAAAATAGATAATAAAATTCTTAAAAAAATAAAAGAATTTTTTTATTCTCCTGCCGAAATAATAAATATATATATTTCTAGTAATAAAAATGAAGAAAAATTTATTCAAAGATTACTATTAAATAAAAAAGTATAAAAATAATTTTATACTACAAATAATTTCTCGTCAAAATGCGCTTCGTGGCAAGATCTGTGAAATGAATTTTGTCCATAATGATGAGAATTATAACTATTGTCTTCTATAGCCAACAATGGAGATATTAGTGCTCTATTACCTTCTTTTGTTATTATCCAGTCAGGACTAAATGGGCAAGTCGCATCGGGTAATATACTTTTTTCTGCAAAACCAGATGACGCGCTATATGTATCAAGCAAATACTTTGCGTGCGATCTTGAAAGCATATACATTTGTGATCCCCATACTTCATTAGGATATGAATGATACTGATAAATATTTCCTTCTGTATCACTACAATCATTATTTGGTATATATTTTAATGGGTATCCTGCGTGGTGTTCTGTAATTTTATATTGAACTAGATATCCCATTAATAAAACATCTAATTTTAATATTACAAAATCAACAATAACTTTAGGTATAATATTTTTTAAATCTTTGTGTATGTAGATATCATCTTCACAGAATATGCCGAATTGTTTATCAGTGTTATAATAGAAATGATTTATCATATCTAAATGACCATACATACACGACCATACTTGGTTCCCTTGAAGAGATAACCCACGATTTGCTAATCTTTCATCATCAAAACTAACTCCTTCATTAAAAATACAATTTATGTTTATTGCATCAAACCGACGTTTCATATTTTGTTTTTTTGTTTCGTTATTAAATGACAGGCAATATACTTGATATTGTTCGTTTACCATTTTATTATAATATTAATAAAAGTATTTAAGTTTTTTCGTAATAAAAGTATTTAGTTAATGCTTTTTTATAATAATTGAATGATTAATGAATATGTAAATAAATTGATTGATAATTTACCTTTAGAATTTAAAAATTTAGAAGAGCCTTTAATTGTAGATCTTGTTTTAGATGGAGGAGTATTTAATGGAAGTTATTTAATCGGAGCTTTGTATTTTTTAAAAGAAATGGAAAAACGAAATTATATTAAAGTTGATAGAATATCTGGTTGCAGTATAGGTTCAGTAGTAGGGTTTCTATATTTTATAGATTCATTAGATCTTATGATAAAATTATATGATACATTTAATAATAGTTTTAGGAAAAACTATAGTTTAGAAATTATAAAAGATCTCAAGGGTCTTTTAAATGATAAAATACCTAAAGACATTTGTAAAACAGTGAATAACCGATTATTTATTTGTTATAATAATATCAAACTAGGTTCTAAAAAAGTTAAATCTATTTATAAAGATACGGATGAAATAATCAATACAATTATTCGCTCTTGTTTTATTCCATATTTAATTGATGGAAATATTTGTTATGAAAATAAACATATAGATGGGATTAATCCATATATTTTCGCATTGGAACCTGGAAAAAAAATTTTATATTTAGATTTATTTGGATATGATAAAATCGGTAATTTATTAAATGTTAAAAATGAAAAAACCAATTTTCATCGCGTTTTATCAGGACTTCTGGATATACATACATTTTTTATAAAACAATCTACCACACAAATGTGCAGTTTTGTTAATGATTGGAACATAAATAATAGAATTTTTAACTATATAAAATTGTTATTTGAAAAAATATGTATGTTTTTAATTTATACATTAATATATGTTAAAAAAATAATACCTGTAGAATTTGAAGATACAGTTATTTACAAAATATTTACAAAAATACTAAAAGAATCTTTTATTATAATTTTAGAATCATATTGTCTTTAATATATATCATATTTATTTCGTCTGGTTTTTCTTCCATAAATATTTAAAAATCCGTTTTTTTTTGTTTTAGATTTAGATTTTTTATTTATACTTCTTGTTTTTTTGTTAGTGTTATCCTTCTTATTATTCTTATCGTCATTTAGTTTCTCCATTTTAGAATCTGGTTTATAGTTTAAAAACCATTCCTCCATTTCTTTTTTGTTTTTACTAGTTTTTAATTCTTTATATTTTGCAGCCTTATGTGCTCTCATTTCTTCTACTGATTCTTGATGGCCATAACAAGTAATACTAAATCTTCTAAGTAGTCCTTTTTGTTCTAATCTATTTTTTTGTTGTACATCAAATAAGAATTTTGACATACATAGTATTCTTTCTGAAAATTCATTATAATAAGGACGATCTGCATACAAAAACGCCAAATAAAAACTCAACATAGTATCAATTGTTGCTATTTTTACCTTTTGTCCTTTAATATTCAAAACATTATAACTATGACAAGCAATTGGTTTATAAATAAAAACAACACTATCATTTCCTATTTTAACTTCGTAATGTTCTGGTACTATCTCTCCAACAGAATCTCTTTTTATTATTTTTACATTGTTTATACCTACATCTTTTAAACGTTCTTTCACTATTTCAGCAGTGGTTTCGGGTTCACGAGATAAAACATCAAAATCTGCTATTTTATTCAAACGTTTTTGTAAATTTCTCGGCATATATTTTGAATAAAGAGTAATAGCATAACCTCCAAAAAATACAACCCCTTGGTTTACCAGAGTATTTTTAACATTTTCATAAATATCGTCTTCTTTTACTTTATTTTCTAGATTATCCATTTCTCTCTGAAAATCTATTTTATCACATTGTATACTTGTCAACGGGTAATTTTTATTCAATAATAGAAGACGTTTAAGCACTTTTTCCCATCTACTTGTATCACCCGCAGGTCTAGATAATTCTAAATACATAGACATTCTTAAAAAATTAGGAGGAGCATACAAAATTCCTGCAACTCTTATTGAATCTTTTTTTAAAGAGGTGTATATGCTTTTATCTAATTGTGTAATATCAGCAACAGGTATGTAATTAACAAATACCTTATATGTTCCGTGGTGTTGTCCTGATTTCGCTTCAACATCTGTGAACCCTGCTTTATAATATATATTTGCTAATTCTTTTGCGTCATCTAATGCGTTAGGTGTAAAAAAATCATAATCTGGTACTTCTGCATCCTTATTATAGAATTGATCTTCTGAAGGTAAAATATTATTTATTGCGGTTCCTCCGTAACAAATTAAATTTTTTTTATTAATAAAATTTTCAACAATTTTTATTATTTTTTGAATCTCTTCTGAATTCACAACACGTTTGGCTATTTTTTCTTCTGCTTTGTCAACAGCCATACGAAGAATTGTTAACTCGCAATCGCTAAAATTTAAATCTTTACAAATATTTTTGGCTTTCATTATCTTATATAATATATAGATTAAAACTATATATTATATTTACATTTTACATGTATTAACTTTACTTTTGAAATATTACTAGTTAGATATTACGTGCTTATAATTTTTCAAATATATTGATACGTTTTCTCTATAAATACGCCAATATATATGTTTATCTTTGTTATAAAAACTATTTTCATATGTAAGCGAGGCATCTTTATTATAAACATATGTGGGGAATTGAACATTTGCGTGACGACCTTGTGATATCTCTAATACCCACCACATTTCAGCAATATCCGTACTACATTTTAACCATTCATTTTCATATTTTAAGTACGATTTGGGTATTGTTTTTAATAGTGATGCTTCACACGTCCTTAAATGTTGTGATATCCATTTGTGTCTATATTTATTTTGTTTTATTTCTTCTTTTGTATATTCTTGAAATCCTGATAAATTTGTAATTTTATTTTCTTGGAAATAGTAAAAATTGCCATAACTTACCAATAAATTTTCACGTTTATATATTTCGTTTAATTTAATCAATACATTCTCATCAAATAACCAATCATCTCCATCCAACATACAACATATTTCGTCATCTTGACACATATTATAACCTATGTATCTAGAATAAGCCTGTTTCATATTTTGTTTATTTTTTATTAGAGTTACCTTATTTTGAAAGTTTTTTTCAATAATATATTTTGAAACTAAGTTATAAGTATCATCTGTAGATGAATCATCTATATATATTATTCTCCAAAATGGATATCTTTGGATAAATACAGACTCTAAATTTTTTTTATAGTATGACGCATTATTGTAAGACGGAATAATAAAAACAAAACTTTTATTTTTATTTTCAATTATTCTAGATATATTCATATTGGATAATTCATTATCTATTTGGGTAATAAGTTTTCTTAATGATACTTTATTAGTTGTAATATTATTATAAATATCTTCAAATGTAGAAGTAATTTTCATATAAGAATAACTAGCCAACATATTATCTGTAGTATCAGTTTCTTCTAATTGTGGAATAACTAAATTTGGAGTGAAAATACAACTATTTAATTTATTATCACTTATAATATTATTTATTAACGTCTCAATATTTAATAAACTTGTCAGACTCGTGTATTTTAATTGTTGGCGAATTTTATTAATGATAATAGGTTTTAATATTGTTCCATATCTTCCAATATGTGAGTTTAAAAATATTATATCATTTTTTTCTATATCTCTTATTTTACTTTGTAATTCTTTTACAAAATCCTTATGAAATACTATACAATCTTCAAATATAATTATATTTTTATTGTTATTTTCGGGAATTGTATTGCATATTTTTTTATATGTTAATAATAATACATTATCTTGATATGAATTTGTATTTTCTAATTGTCTAATATCAGGTATGTCTATTATTTTATATTGTATATTAATTTTACTTAATTTATAATTCATTAATAATAATCGTCCATACCTTTTTGTAATATTTATCAAAAATATATGATATTTGTTGTTAATAATATTTATAAAATCATTATTCATCAATAATATAATATTTATATATTTTTATATATATATTATAACATAATTCAATGAATACTGTTATTCTATTATGTTTATATCGTGTATAACAGATACAATAGTTGCAACATACGATGATTCAGCTCTAACTTTTTGAAATATAGTATTACAACCATTACATTGAATATGATATTCGTCTATTTGAAAGAATCTACCTAATATATTGGGAATATTACCATTCTCTTTACATATATGACAATTATAATTTACGGGTTGTTGATAAGTATCCATTCTTAATAATGATTGGCCCATATTGTATATTGTATATTGTATAATACAATACATCACTCTTATATTTTTAAGTTAATTAAATATATTTTATTTCCACCTTTTATGTGTCTAATGTATATAAATTGAATTTATAGTGTTCTTTAATTATAGAATCTAAATACATATTATCATTTTCGTTTGTAAATACTGAACCATTTGATTCGCTATTTGTATATAATTCTAAAAAATGTACGCTTTCATTTTTTGTTATGTTATAATTATTTGTATTATGCGGAAAATGAAGAATAACTAATATTGTATAGTCATTTGTATATTTTGATAAACGGGTGTTAAAATCAAAAATATCATTTTTTAAATCCTCAGAATAACCGCCATTTTCAGGATTTACAAATGTCATAATAAATAGTTTATGTCCTTGATACTTTAATAATTTTTTAAATCTATTTACACATCTTGTAAAATAATTATAATCATCTTCATTTGTTAATAAATTATGATGGAAAAACATATATTGTTTATCATAAAATGAATGACCACATTTATTGTGAGAAATTGTTATATAATATGATTTATCTAAAAAGATATTAAAATCATCTTCTATACAGTGAATAATCTTTTTATAGTCTGATATAATCCAATCAAATGGGTAAGATGCTAATTTTAAATTATTTCGTTTCATAAATACTGCCGTATGACATACAGAACCAAAAGAACATACATAATTAACTTCCATTATAAATAATTATAAAAATATTTATATAATTATTTATGTAATTATTTATGTAATATATAATTTATGAAATTTATACACTAAAACTATAATAATCGGATGACACGCCTCTGGTAGCATATGAATACTCTGGTTTTTGAGGTGTAGGTGCTGCAATAGTAACAGGAATATATCTCAAACGTGCTGGTTTCAAACAAAATGCGTATCCACACATATCAAAAAACACCGCATTTTCTTCTAGTTGATTATCAACATATTGATAACGCATTGCGACCATTTGACATCCTGCTTCTCTACATAATAACCCACTAGGGTTTGCAGGGTTTACACCTTTATCTGGTAAAGCAATAGTTATTCCTCTTTTATTAAATTCTGTTAATTCATTTATGTCGGGATTATTTTTAACATTATAATAGTCGTATGCTCTCATAAATACAGAATTACTTGTCATATTTACATATTCTAAAAAATCTCTACTTTCTAAAAATGAATTATTTATTTTATCTACAATTAGTATTACTTTTTTTTGAAATGTTAATAAAGGAACTGCTCCTAAATTTTTCCCATAATTTTCAAAGCTATATTCTTTACCAAGCATAATAGAATCATATGATTTAAAAATACTTGCTAATTTTGAATACATATCTAAATTATTACTCTTTATTCTTAAATGAATAATTATAGGGTCAGTAGGATTTGGACTGGTTCCATTAGAAAAAGCATAGTTCTGAATAGTACTCATTACATCTGCAAAATTTACTGAATTGAATGTTTCTTTTACAAAATAATTCTCTGTAGTTGAACTAGATACAACTGGATTATTATCTACTGAATATATTTCAAAGTCTAACCCTCTCACACCTTGTTTTAAGACTGCTTTTAAATTACATAAATCTACAAAATCATTTTTATATGATCCTCCTGAGCAAGCGTTATATGCTGTTTTTATATAATAGTCGTATAAATTACCACTGCAATCTGGGTCACTTGGTACTAAAGACTTTATATTTCCGTCAACACTAGGATATAATCCATTCATAAAGCTACACTCAGAATTATCAAGTCTATATAAATAAATCATATATCCTATCATAATTATTAGAATAATAAATATAAATGCGATTATCATATATGAAACAAAGTCTTCATTCATATTTTTAACAGTGCTTAAATAATCTGTTGGCTGATTTGACATTACTAATATAATATATTATTTTTAATTATTGAGTTTTAGATAATTATTTATAACGAAATAAAGAATTAAAAAATTGTAATAGTATATACTAATTATGGCTGGTGGTTTATTAAATCTAGTTAGCGAAGGCCAACAAAATATTATTTTAAATGGTAACCCTAGCAAAACATTTTGGAAGGCTACGTATGCAAAATATACAAATTGGGGTAAACAAAATTTTCGGTTAGATTATACAGGTACACCAACTCTAAATTTAACATCAGAGTCTACATTTAACTTCACTGTGAAACGATATGCGGATCTTCTTATGGATTGCTATTTATCCATTAATTTACCAAATATATGGTCTCCTATAATACCTCCCCAAACTATTATCAATCAAGATGGTACAATTACCTATACAGACTGGGCTCCATATGAATTCAAATGGATTGATAATATTGGTGCTCAAATGATAAGCAAAATTACGATTACTTGTGGAAATCAGAAATTGCAAGAATATTCTGGTAAATATTTATTATCTGCTGTTCAACGTGACTTTGATTCACAAAAATTACAATTATTTAATCAGATGAGTGGTAACACTGCCGATCTAAATGATCCGGCAAATTATGGATCTCGCGTAAACGCATACCCGAATGCATTTTATACAACTAGCGCTGCAGGAGCACAACCATCTATTATGGGTAAAACACTTTATGTACCTTTAAATTCTTGGTTTTCTATGAAAACACAAATGGCTTTCCCTTTGGTATCTTTACAATACAATGAATTGCAAATTAGTGTTACTATAAGACCTATTTGTGAATTATTTAGAATCCGTGATGTAATGGATGTAACAAATAATTATCCATATGTAGCCCCTAACTTTAATCAATATTATATGCAATTTTATAGATTTTTACAGACTCCTCCGGATGAAATATTAGGGCCAAATTCATACATAGATATGAGAACAAATTGGAATGCAGATATTAACTTAAATTGTACGTATTCATTTTTATCAAATGATGAATCTAGATTATTTGCAAAAAACGAACAAACCTATTTGTTCCGCCAAGTTCACGAAAAAGTATTCTATAACGTAACTGGTCAAAACAAAGTAAACTTGGATTCAATTGGTATGATAGCAAATTGGATGTTTTATTTCCAAAGAAGTGATGTTAATTTACGCAATGAGTGGTCAAATTATACAAATTGGCCATATAATTATATGCCGCAAGATGTTACACCTGCCCCAACAGAAGGAAATTATCCAAATCCAAATCCTGCTCCTCCTCCTCTAATACCGGCAACTATTGGTCCAGGAGTAAACCCTTATGGTAATTTGAGTGGATTAATGACAACTGGTGTATACAATCCTCAAAATTTAAAAGATATTTTAGTAGCAATGGGTATATTATTGGATGGTCAATATAGGGAAAATATGTTACCTGCAGGAGTATATAATTATGTTGAAAAATATTTAAGAACTGCAGGGTATGCTCCAGATGGACTATATTGTTATAATTTTAGTTTGGATACTTCTCCATTTAATATGCAACCATCAGGAGCAATGAATATGAGTCGGTTTACGAATATTCAGTTTGAATTTACAACTATTAGTCCTCCAGTGGATCCATATGCACAGGTATTAACCATTTGCGATCCTACTACAGGAGATTTAATAGGAATTAATAAGCCAACCTGGCGTATTTATGATTACAATTTTGATCTATGGGTTTTTGAAGAACGTATTAATATGGTTGTATTTGTTGGAGGAAATGCAGGATTAATGTATGCTACTTAACAGTGAAATTATCGCATATTACACTACATAATGTAATAAAATTAGCAAAACAACGTGTTGAAAATTTCCCTACATATGTAGTTAGTTGAGTGATTTTTTTTTCCAAGAGTTTTTTCAGAATTTCATTTTTGGACATTTTTGGCATGTCCAAAAATCAAAAAGGGCGATTCACTCCTGAAAAAACGTCGTTTGTGACGATAATTGAAAATTAAGGTAAGGCAGTATAAAAAAAAATTATTATTTTGTTACGATAATTTTTTACAAAATAATATATTTTTATAAAATAAGTATTTAGGCATTTTATTTGTTCAATTATAATAGAACAAATAAAATGCCAAAAATGCCAAAAAATGCCGAAAGTTTTTTATGTGATTTATGTGACTTTAAATGCTGTAAAAATAGCAACTTTATCACACATATAAATACTGCAAAACATAAAAATAGAACAAAATTGAACAATTTTGAACAACAAAATGCCGAGCAGAGTTTTATTTGTAATAATTGTAATAAAGAATATAAAGCTCGCAGCAGTTTATGGTATCATCAAAAAAAATGTAATAATTTATTATTAATTAATAATACAAATAATACAAATAATCAAACTAATGATAAATCTGAAGTACAAATATTAACTAATTTGGTTCTTGATGTGGTAAAACAAAATAAGGAATTAACATATCAAAATCAAGATTTAACTAATAAAATGTTTGAATTATGTAAAAATGGAATAAATAATACATTGATTAATAACTCAAATAATAAAACATTTAATTTAAATGTATTTTTAAATGAACAATGTAAAGATGCTATGAATATTATGGATTTTGTTGATTCACTTAAGCTTCAATTATCCGATCTTGAAAATGTTGGAAAATTGGGATTTGTAGATGGTATTTCAAATATAATTGTTAAAAATCTAAAAGAATTAGATGTGCATAAGAGACCTGTGCATTGTAGTGATTCAAAAAGAGAAGTAATGTATATAAAAGATGAGAACAGATGGGAAAAAGATAATGATGAAAATAAAAAACTTAGAAAAGCAATTAAACATATTGCTCACAAAAATACAAAACTGCTTACAGAATTCAAAGATAAATACCCAGATTGTGGGAAAAGTGAATCAAAACATTCTGAACAGTATAGCAAAATGATTGTTGAAGCAATGGGTGGTAGAGGTGATAATGATTTAGAAAAAGAAGATAGAATTATTAAAAATATTGCAAAAGAAGTTATTATTGATAAACAATTATAGTACAAATTACTACTTATAACTAGTAAAATATGGTTGTTGTATAACTTATAAAATTCCCTACATATGTAGATAGTTGAGTGATTTTTTTTTCCAAGAGTTTTTTCAGAATTTCATTTTTGGACATTTTTGGCATGTCCAAAAATCAAAAATGGTGATTCAGTCCTGGAAAAACGTCGTTTGTGACGATAATTGAAAATTAAGGTAAGACGGTTTTAAAAAAATTTTTAAAATTGTTATGATAAAATTTTTTAAAAATTAATATTTCTAAAAAATAAGCATTTAGGCGTTTTTTGTGTAAACATATATATATTTACAAATGTTTACATCTGTGTGTAAAAAAACGCCGATTTCATATGTATGTGATAATTGTCACTTTAAAAGCAGCAAAAAATCAGAATGGGACAGACATATAATGACACGCAAACATAAAAATGTTTACAAAATGTTGACAAATGTTGACATTTGTGACGCCGAAAACGCCGAAAACGCCGAAAATGTCAAAAAATATACTTGTGATTGTGGTAAAGAATATGCATATAGACAAAGCTTATATGTTCATAAAAAAAAATGTACAATGCAGGATTTATCTGGTTGTGTTGTATCTGATAAAGATGAGTTAATAAAATATTTAATAAATGAAAATTCAGATTTAAAAAATATGGTTCTAGATATTTGCAAACAAATTCAACCATCCAATGTAAATACCAATGTTATTAATAATTCAAATAACAAAACATTTAATTTAAATGTATTTTTAAATGAACAATGTAAAGATGCTATGAATATTATGGATTTTGTTGATTCCCTTAAGTTACAATTGTCAGATCTTGAAATTGTTGGAAAACTAGGATTTGTAGAAGGCATTTCAAATATAATTGTGAAAAACTTAAAAGCAATGGACATACATAAGAGACCTGTTCATTGCAGTGATTCAAAGAGAGAAGTAATGTATGTAAAAGATGAAAATAAATGGGGGAAAGAGAATGAAGAGAATATAAAATTACGAAAGGCAATTAAATATATTGCTCATAAAAATACGAAATTGCTTCCAGAATTTAAAGACAAATATCCAGATTGTGGGAAAAGTGAATCAAAACATTCAGAACAGTATAGTAAATTAGTTGTTGAAGCAATGGGAGGCAGAGGTGATAATGAATCAGAAAAAGAGGATAAAATCATAAAAAATATTGCAAAAGAAGTAACTATTGATAAACAACTAATATAGTTTAACTTAGATATGCATTAGATGCTAATGGTCCATCTTCTATAAATTCACCGGTTGTAGAATTGCGTTTTGGGTAATTAGGCATAAATTGTAAGTTACTAGGTGTGTACCTTTTAGAAAACATATTATTTTCTTCATCAAAACTGTTTTTCCAAACATTTACACCAAAATTTGCTTGAGGAGCAGGGGTAGTTTTATTAGAACCAGATTTTTCAAAAAAAGCAGCTTGAGTTCCTATGTCAGTGGTTAAGGTTGAATATTTAGGGGTTACTCCCAACGTTAACTTACCAGCATCATTTTCACCAGGAATACAATTATCACTTGCTTGTAAAGGAGGTACATAAGGTTGACAACCTGGACAGTCAATATCAGATGTACATTGTTGTCCAGTTATAGAACAGCGTGAGGTAGGTCCACAAAAATTTTTACAACTATAATTTGTAGTTAATGGTAAATTAACGGTATGACTTGTTGTTGGACTTCCAGTATCTGTAATACCTTTATACTGTTGAAAATATTCAACAACATAATCTTTTTTAATTAAGTAATCAAGCCATTTAAATAAAGAAATGTAAAGTATACAGCTAATAAACGCTAAAAATATAATAATATATTGTTTTTTTGAAAGAGTCATATATTATTTCTTGATATTATATTTTATGAAGGAAATGTAACGAAAATAATAAAAATATTTACTTTAGAAAAGTAAAAGAAAGTAATAATAAAATTTTATATCAATTAAATATAAGTAAATGTCAAGTACGAGTGATACTTCAACAATAGATGAAAAAAAAGGGACAAGTGGTGATACAAATAGCAGTATAGCAACTAAGACAACAAATTTTTTTACTACAATATTAATGTTTATATTGCTTATAGTAATACATTTTTCTATAGGAGGAATAGTTCTATATGGTTGTAAATTGGGACAATCAAATATACTTCCAACGAATGAGAAATGTTTTCCATATACAGACACTAAACCAGAAATTCAGAATATTTTGACAAATCTTTTTACAACCTCATCTGACCCTGAAATGTCTTTGAAGTTAAACTTTCCCTATGATAAGGATAACTCAAAAAATATGATTCTAGATATACTACGTAATTATAAAAATGAGCCAGAATCCAATTTTCTAGCTAATTATTTTATTGCTATTATGGAAAGTCTAATTAGTTTTAACTACGCATCTTTAAATTTTATTTTGAATTTTATGAATGAGTTACCAGAAATAATAATTATATTATTTGGACCGCTAGTTCTAGCGTTATTTTCAACTATTATATTTTTATTTGATCATTTATATGTAATGTATTTATGGTTTGCTAATATGGGATGGTTTTTTAAACAAAATATTAACACAAATCACAATCATAAACCCATTTGGGAACCAGTAACTATTTTGCAACCAATTGATTACTGGATTGCTATATGGCTGGTAATATTATTTTGTATATTATTTTTTGTAGTTTTAGCAGCGTTACCAGTATTACCATTTATTACAATGTCTTGGTGCATTATGTCTTCTATTTTTTATAGAGGAACAATGAATAAAAAAGATGTGACAGTATTAACTATAGTACAAGAATTATTTAAAAATTATAAGGTAATCATAATGTCGTTTATAAGTTTTTTTGTAATTTTAAGCGCATTTAGTAATTTAGGTGGAATTCCAGGTATGTTTTCAATATTTGTATTAATTTTGATTATTTTTAATATAATACCAATTGGGGTATTCAAAGAAAGTATTCCTGAAAATTTATCGGTTGTTGTAAGCAATAAACAAGCAGATAAAATCTGCAATATAAAAGATTCTTCTTCTGTAAAACACGGCCTTTTATATAATTTAATTTTTCCACAAAGCGGAGGAAAATCTTTAGTAAAAGAGTTGAAAAATCTTGGTAAAAAATTATCTAATAAATAATAAATTATTACAAATAATAAATTATAATTTAATAATAAAATAAATTATAATATAAAAAATTTTGTTTATTGTAACTTAAATGGGGAAAAAACAAAAAGAAAAAAAACCGTTCGTAAGTATTTGTACACCTACATTTAACAGACGTCCGTTTTTTCCATATATAATTAAATGTTTTGAGAATCAGACATATCCAAAGGATAAGATGGAATGGATTATTGTGGATGATGGAACTGATAAAATAGAAGATTTGGTATCACATATTCCACAAGTAAAATATTTCAAATATGATGACAAATTAACATTGGGTAAAAAAAGAAATATTTCAAATGATAAAAGTAGTGGTAGTATAATTGTTTACATGGATGATGACGATTATTATCCTCCTGAAAGAGTTAGCCACGCAGTGGAGACTTTATTAAATAACCCCAAAGCATTATGTGCTGGTTCTAGCATAATGCATATTCATTTTAAACATATTGATAAAATGTATCAATTTGGTCCATATGGTCCAAATCACGCAACTGCTGCAACCTTTGCTTTTAGAAGAGATTTGCTTAGTAGAACCAGATTTGATGAGTCATCTTGTGTAGCAGAAGAGAAAAAGTTTTTAAAGGATTACACAATTCCTTTTGTTCAATTAGAATCTGAAAAAACTATATTAGTATTTTCTCATAATCAAAATACTTTTGACAAAAAAGAATTATTAAAACAACTGCCTAGTCCTTTTATTAAAGATACTATAAAAACTCCTACAGACTTTGTAAAGGAACCTGATATTTTAAAATTTTTTATGGAAGATGTAGATAAATTATTGGAAAAATATGAACCAGGTAATATAGAAAATAAACAAGATGTTATAAAACAGTTAAAAACTATTAAAGAGAGTCGCGAATCAATGATTAAAGAGCAAATTGAAAAACAACAAAGTTATCAAGAGACTATGTCAAAGATTCAAATGTTAAATCCACAAATAGCTCAAAATAAAATAAATGAGTTATCTGTTGTAATTAATAGTTTACATAATGAAAACACTCAATTAAAAGATAAGGTAAAATATTTAGAAGATAAAATTAAAATGTTACTTACAGAAAAAATAAAAGAGAGAACCGCCAACATAATATAAGAAGTTATATTAGTAATTAACCCTTCAGTATAATTATATTATGAAATGAACTTAAAGCTTATATTATTATATATAATATTATAAACGAAATGGAAATTTACGATAACTATCATCCTACCGGAACAAATGATTATGATAACACACCAGGAGATAAAATTTTGTCTGATTTGAAAAAGTTAGATAGGGGATACAATAAAGTATATAGAAATATTGTTAGAAAAGATAATATTATTAAAAGAACTGGTATAGAAGTATATACTAGTGGCGGATTTGGATCACAAATTAGAGATGCTGAATCTGGTAATTATTATTCAGACACAGTTGGATCTGCACAAGAAGATTTGTATTTTTCAGTAATTTTAGCTACTGGTGAATGCAAGAGTAGTAACGGGTCAAGCACACTCTTTTATTTATCACCAACTCATTATGAAAGACATTTTCACACCACATTAAGTCCTGAAATTATTAATAAGTGGACAGTAAAAAATCAGAAATATCTTTCTGAAAATGCATAAAGACATTATTATATTATAATGTAAATATGTTAATAACTATAATATTATTTTTTTATTCTTATATAGATAAAAAAACAATAATACCAATAAGAGGAATTTATATGTCTAATAAAAATGATGGTTATGATCATAGGTTTAACATAAATGATACATACTACGATACATCATTAAATATAAGAAACACAGAATTATATAATATTATAATTAATTTGAGAAAAAAGGAATTGTTACGTTTATTGGAAAATGACAATGTCTCAATTTATAGAAAGATATATGAATTATCAAAATATAACCCAAATAATGTTAAACAATTTAATATTACAAATGGTAATTTATATAAGGATTTTGATTTTGAAATTTAATATACATTTACACACTTTCAAAATGTGAATTTTTCTAAAAATGAATCTAACGATAATGGATACCACATCATAAAACTTGCATTATTGTATAAATTGTGTGTGCTAGTACATTCTGTATAAATTTGAAATTTTATTTTGTTTTTATTATTTAATCCAGTATAGAATAAATATGCTTCATTCATTTCTTCGGGACTCATTATTTGATCATATTTTTTTTCAAATAATGTATTGCTAAAATCATCCTTAAAATTGTATATTCTTAAACCAAAAATAGTACCATTAGTATAAATGCCCATTTATAATAATAATTATTATTTATATTATTATTATTATACAAAATATTTTAAGGGCTTCAAATGACAAAGAGATATTACATCGTCCGAAAAGAAAAATGAGACAAACTATACAATACTTAATCAATTATATTCGTAAAATCTTGTTCTTCATCAATAATATAAATTATGTGTTGTAGTAATTGATTTATATTTCTGATTATTAAATCGTGTTTTTCATCAATTATTATTATAAAATTTGTCATTATAAATAATATAATTAACTTATATTTATATTATTTATTGTATAGTTTGTCTCATTTTTCTTTTCGGTCAGTGTAATAAAATAAAAAGATTATATATTTATGTATCTTCCAATATTTCATCTTCATCTTCAATATCAATATCTTTATCTTGTGTGCCTGTAGCATTTTCTTTTGTGTATTTTTCCAAATACCTGTATATCCTATTTATATCTAATTTAGTAATTTCATAGTTTTCAAAAAAAAACAATATATCATTATCAGTGTATTTGCTTTTAATATCAATAAAAAATCCAATTAAATCTTTTTTATCCATCCCAAGTTTTTGACATAATTTTTGAATAAATAAAGAATTATTATATTCTGTAGAGTATTTTGTTAAAACTTTTGTAAAACGAACTTCATCAGGATTATATTTTTGTTTTGTTTTAAAATAATCGTGATATGATTTATTATTCTTAAAAGTCTTAATAAGAGAACTCATTTCATTGAACTGCCATATTTGTTTTTGAAAAGTAATTCTATCTATGTAATCAGCAAAACATATATTATCTAATTGGTCAATGTAAAATGGAATTGAATTACTTTTGTCAAATTTATCAATAACATCAATAATATTTTCGTGCCATAATAGTCCTACACTAGTTCTATCAGTTTCGTTCATTATATTTATATGCTCATTCAACTTATAATAATTATTAATAAGTTTATTCGTAATTTTTTTTGTATCATCGTTATAAGATTTAATTTGAAAAATGTTATCAATAATTTCACTGTTGAATAACTTATTATCATATTTGTAAATATTATATATATTGTTCAATTTTCTTAAATCGCCTTGGACAAAATTTACCATTTTTATTTCTACATCCGGCTTTATTTCTGGTATAATTTCTTTTATTATTTTTGAAATTTGTATTGGTGTAGGCGTCTTTAATTCAACTATATTGCAAACTTTCATTAATTCTTTTATTTTTTTATCTACCCGATAATTTCCTATACATATAATTGGTATCATTGTCACTTCTTCTAGTTTTTGTTTTTTAGTTTTTTTTGGTCTAATTAGTTTAATTAATGTGTTTATACCCCCTTTATCTCCATTATTCATACCATCTATTTCATCCATAATAATAGCAATTTTCTTTATTTTTTTATTAAAAAGACTCATAATATTTTTATCTGACATATTATGCTTTGTTATGTCTTCAATGACAGAAGTATTTCTAATATCTCCGGCGTCATATTTAATAATATCATAGTCCAGTTCTTTTAAAATATTTGTAACAAATTGAGTTTTACCTGTTCCAGGATCACCATAAATATAAATACCTTTTTTAAACAAAATATTATTTTTATTTTTTTCAAAATCCAAAAGTATTTCTTTTATACAAGAAGATATATCTTGTCTATTTAATAATTCATTAATATTTAATTTATCCATATTATTTTAACAATATTATTTTTATGTTGATTTTTACATAATCAATCTTTACACTGAAAACCATATAGTAATAATTTTTCATATAAAAAATCAATATAAATAATATTGTTATACGGTTTGGCAAGGATTGTTTACTCCGTATGTAATTCCATCCCAAGAAATACCGCAATTATTGGCCCACTGATATTTTGCACATACTCCATTTGATCCAGAAAAAATCGGTGAATTAAAATTCATTACTAAATGCGGTTTACCATTTCGTGCTGGACAACTGCCTAAATCAAGCACATTTGTACATGTTGTATTGTTTCCAGAACCATCAATCTGCCAATAATCCGGGCAAGCAGGAACTATAGGTGGCCATTTTTGATCTTTGGAATAAATTAAAGAAATACCAATAATCACTAAAGCTATAATTAAAATAATAATAGCAGAAAATAAAACTATTTTTTGAAATCCTTCCATTGTTATATAAAATAAATATATATAATTTTTTCTATTAGAGTAATATAAATGAATAAAGTAAATAATGGCCGGGTAGATATAAAATCACCCAATACATCTAATTTATTTGAAATGTATGATAAAATACCAGCTAATCAATGTGTAACATTTAGGAATCCTATTGAAGGATTATGGGATGAAACTCATTTGTCTTTAGCTTTTTTCTCTCGTGAAAATATTCAAATCATCCAAAATGGGATTAGAGCGGGGATATATCATAAATCAAATGGTCAATATATAATAGGCCCTCAAGACTGTGATTCCTTAAAAATAATTATGAGAAGTGTATATTTACAACATTCAGCTAACTTACCAACCAGTATTTCTGAACAAATAACAGAATTGAACAAAATTGTCTTAAATTATTGCATACAACAAGTTTATAGTGAAGCACAAGGATATATGAAATATTTAGACGATGCTAGTACATTAGTCGTGCCTATTGCTCATCCAGTTATGGCTAATAATAGTGATAGAGAATTAGAATTTAAAAAGTGGTTTTAAATATGATATACATTTCGTTAAATTATTATAAATTAAAGAATAATAATTTATAATATGGATAAAATAATATTAATTTGTGCATCTGGAAGATCTGGATCAACCACGATGCAACGAATACTGAATACTATACCAAACAGTAATATTTGTGGAGAAAATTTTGGGGCAATTAATAGCCTTCTAGAATTTTATAGTAGACTTAAACATTCTACTGCAAACAACGTACCTGGACGTTTAAATCCAATTAAATACGAAACTATTATATCAAAAAAGATAAAACCTTCTTGGTATAACTCATATAATTTGATAGAAGTAACAAATCAAATTCGTTCTATGATAACAAATATGTTCAAATTAAATGAAAATAATAATGTATGGGGATTCAAAGAAATTAGATACAGTAATGGTAGTATTAAATATATTAAAGAATTCAAAGAATTGTTTCCACAAACTAAAGTTATAATACAAATTAGAGAGAACATAGCAAACCAATCAAATAGCGGATGGTTTAAAAATAATAAAAATTCAATACAGTTTTTAACACAGATGAATAAAGAATTAATTGAATTTTATAATAATAATACAGATTTTTGTTATTTTACAACTTTTGAAAGGATGTTTGATGTGAATAATTTAAAAAAAATATTTATATTTATAGACTGTGAAGCAGATTATAATGAAGATAAAATACGCGAGATATTAAATAATAATTTAAAAGATTAATAACTAAATAATAATAGTATATTTCACTCTTTTTTTATAAGTATTATACAATTCTATTATAAAACAAATCAAATATAAAATACAACATATGATAGAAATAAATAGAAGAAAATATAATCCCGGTAAATAATTATTTTTAAAATTTATATTATTTATAGTAGTTAAGCTATTATCATTATAATAAAAATTTATTTTTTTAAATTTTGTTAACCATTTATTAATTTTGTTTGAACAAGACGTAGTATTTTTTATAAAATCATAACAATCATAGTATAATTGCCTTGTTTTAACATCTATTAAAAATACAATGGTGTACTCATCATTATTTCTTTTTCGCCATTTTGATATATCAATATTATATTCACGTATTATTTCAATTAATTCGTTATGTTCCCAAACAACAATTGCATCATTAACATTAACATTTTTATTAATGTATTTTATAAGGTTATTTTTGTCTCCAACACAAAAATTCAAATTTATTTTATGATAAATTTTATAATTATTTGTAATTAATTTTTCTTGAATATAATATGCAGTTAAAAACATACGTTGTGATTTCTGACAACTATTATTTGGTTTATACCCAGGAATTACATCTAATGAACAAAAAATTTTTTCATTGTAATTTGAAGAATAAATTTCAATATTATTATCTTTATTTAAATATTGTTTAAAATAAAAAAACCAGTTTATTGATCTATTATATCCATATGTGCTGCAACACGGGTTTGATTCTACCCTAGGTTTATCACAATGCCTAATTAACCATATTCTCTCTATACTAATAGAATAATTAAATAATAAAAATAATATTGTTATAAATAACATTTAATAGATTTATATTTTATTTATAAAATAATTATATACTTTTTAACATTTCAATCACGAATTTTACACAGAATAAATATTACATATAAAAATTTATAAATATATTTATAGTTATCGTAACGTATTAATCAACTCATTTATACCATTGTTAAAATCGGTTTTTATTTCCCATCCAAGTTGTTTTACCTTTTCATTACTTATATAATATCTCTTATCATTAAACGGCCTATCGTCTATATATTTTATCCATTTATCATATTCTTTTGTATTAAGAATTTTATAAATTAACATTTGTGCTATTTGTAAAATAGTATATTCATCTTTATCATCGCTGCCAATATTGTAAATATCACCTATTTTACCATTATCTAAAATTAATTTTAATGCAGAAGATACATCATTTACGTGCAAGAAAGCACGTACATTCGTTCCGTCACCTTGAATAGTTACTGGTTTTTTTTGTAATAATAATTGAATAAACCTTGGAATTAATTTTTCGGGGTATTGATTTTTACCATAAACATTATTACCTCTCGTAATTATTATAGGCATTTTAAAAGAATGATAATATGCTTTTGCAATCAATTCTGCCGATGCTTTTGTTGCAGCATAAGGGTTCGTTGGGCATAAAATAGATTCTTCATTTTTCTTTTCATTTTCTTCTAACATAGATTCTCCATAAACTTCATCCGTTGAAATATGTATGAACTTTGTTATTTTACCATATTTTCTACAGCATTCTAATAAAGTATGTGTACCTAAAATATTATCTCTTGTATATTGTAATGAATCTTCAAAAGAGTTTTGTACGTGTGATTGAGCAGCAAAATGTATAACCTCATCAATTTTATAAGATTCTAATATGTGACTGATTAAATCATAAGAACATAAATTTCCTTTAACTAATGTATATCTATGTGATTCTGTAATTTCTTTATTAATATTTTGTTCATTTGCACAATAATACATTGCATCTAAGTTAATTATCTTGCTATCAGATAATTGGAAAAAATAATTTATAAAATTGGATCCAATAAATCCACATCCACCGGTTATTAATATGTTTTTCATAATATTATAAAATAATATGAAATATAATTTTTAAATTAATTTTTACTAGATGATTTTTCAATATTTTCTTTCATTCTTAATAGACAATTTCTAACTGAAGTATTAATATTAGAGATACTATTATTTATATCATTTATATCATTCTCTAATTTGGATGTGTCTAAGAAATTATTAGACCTTTTAGAAGCTAATATTTCATTTTGTTCTGTAATTGTAAAATTATTCCAAGTAAAAGCCGGATCCACAATTTCTTTATACATTTTTAGAATTTCATTATGAGTAATTAATCCAGGATTTGTAAAATTATACGTTCCTACTTTTTTTTCTAATGCAAAATCTATCAAGATTGGTAACAATTCATCTAGAACAGTCATAGAATTAGGTAGTGAACAAATTTTTGTATAATTTGTAATTTTTGTTATAAAGTTTCTCTCGTTGACTTCATCTGTAATAGGCATTCTTATTCTTAAATTTAAACAAGTATCATTATACAATAGTTGCATTAAACGATCGGTATACCCTTTTACGGTTGAATAAGATGAACCAAAAAAATTAGGTAGGTCTGTGTCTTTAAACCCATTTGAAAGATCACCTAGTGTATGTTCATTATCATAATCAAAAATACATCCTGTGCCTAAATATGTAAAATGTATATTATTTTTTTTACAAATTTCTGCAAGTTGTATTGGAGAGAATAAGTTATCCTTTATATTTTCAACCAGTTTCCCTGGTTTCTCCAAATAATCAATAGTACCTATTTTTTGGTTCTCGTATGTTCCGTGTGTTCTTCCAATAAAACTCATTACGTGTGTTAAATCTTTTATAGAGTATATTTCGTTTTCAATATCTGATAAATTATCTCCTCTTGAATATGCCTTATGTACAGTAATATTTCTTTGTTTTAATAAATTATACACTTTAGAACCAATCCAGCCATTCGCACCAAAAATAAGTATTTCTGATTTTGACATTATACTGTATTTTTATTGTTGGTTCTAAATAATTATTTAATTATTTAATTATTTAATTATTTAATTATAATATTTGTAAAATATGTTTTATTTAATAAATACAATATACAATAAATGACAACTAATAGTACTATTATCAACATACATAAAGGTTTATTTTATGAAATTTGTAGTAAAAATATAGATGTTTACAATGATTTTATTTTAACTATACATACTGATTATAAAGAAGTTATGGCTAATTTATTGAACGCTAACACAATACTAGATATAAGGTTTTCTATACATAAACTAGTTGGTATTATTTGTTGGTTAGAAATTTGCGATGAAATGTTATATTATTGTAAAATGTTATTGATGATAGATAAAAAAGATATGGATATAACAAAATATACCCCTTATTTAGATATAATTATAAAATTAGATAATTTTCCTTTATATATATTGTAGTGAAATTTATAAACCTCAATTAATTTTAATTTTCATCAATAACTATCAATGATTGTTTTAGATTTGATTTCTTAATTGTTGTGCCCTTTACCACTTTCTTTTTAGGTTTTAAATCTTGACCGTTCATTAATCTTTGTCTATCTTCTTTATATTCCATATATTCTTGTGTTAATTTATCTAATTCATTAGACCACATTTTATTAACAGTAATATTTTTGATAGTTTCTAACTCGCAAGATTTATCACCATATTCTTTATTTAATTTTTCAACGTTTTCTTCAGTAACACTATCCATAGGCATTTTAATTAAATATTTGTATTCAGTGTCTTCATCCATAATATTATATCCCTTTTCAGTCAATAGATTCAAAACTTCCTCTTTCTTTTTCTTTCTAAGATCAATTGTACCGTCCAAGTTCTCTTTTATGTACTTTGCCTTATTTGACAACAGCACAAGTTCTTTATCTAATGCCTTTATCATATATTCTTTTCTAATTTTATACATATCCAATCTAGTGTCAAAATAATCATCTATTATTTGTTCAACATTTTCATATTTTTTCAATTTATCCTCAGCATTAAACAAGTGCATATTTGTAGTCGTATTTGTAGTATATAGTTTTAATGTTTTTTGCAATCCATTGCAACCATAATCTCCTTTTAAAGATTCTAATTCTTCAAGTTTACCCTTTGCGAATGTTATTGTAAAATCAACGTCTGTATCTTTGCTCATATCATCATAATCTTTAACAATTGCTGAAACTTTTTTACCATCTTTTCCTGCTTCTGGCTCAATTAATTGTTCTAGTAATTCTTTAAAATCATCTGTCCAATATCCTACAGGAAGTTCTGAAACTCTGATTTTGTCTATACCGATCTTTTCATATAATCCTTTGATTAAGAATTTTCCTTCACTAATTTTTTGAATTGTTCCTTTAAATCCTTCATAATAAGGAATAAATTCTTCTGTATAACTATCATCTTGCAATTTGCAACGTATATAATTAATAATTTCTAATGGATTATAACACATAATATCTGTACTAAACCCCGTACCAATACCCTTTGATCCATTTACAAGAATCATTGGAATAATTGGAGCATAGTAAATGGGCTCAACTGGAAGGCCATCATCATTCAAATATTTTAAAATATTGTCATCATAAGAAGGGAATATGCTTCTAGTAATTTTATTTAATTGAGTAAATATATATCTTTCCGAAGCACTATCTTTACCACCTTGTAATCTTGTACCAAATTGACCATTCGGCATAAATAAATTAATATTGTTAGATCCGACAAAATTTTGCGCCATTCCAACAATTGCACCATTTAGAGAAGCCTCGCCGTGATGATACCCAGAATTCTCAGAAACATACCCACTCAATTGAGAGACCTTAATTTCAGTAGTTAAATTCTTTTTAAAAGCAGAGTATAGTATTTTTCTTAGACTTATTTTAAGACCATCCATCAAATTAGGAATGCTTCTATCACAGTCGTATTTTGAGAAATGTATTAATTCTCTGTCAATAAATTCTTCATAAGAAACGTTCAATTTATTTGTGTCTAGATAAGATTCGCGTTTATAGTTTCCTAGCCATACTTTTCTGTCATCTGCTCGCTTTTTATTAAAAACCATATCAATTGCATCAGTGCTTTTTTTTCCGTTAAATTCAAATCCAACAATTTTCTTTTTTTCAAAATATTCGCGAAATTCTTTACCTGTACTAGTACCTAAACCTTTGTAATACTTAATTTTCCATCCCTTTGTATCATTCCCTTCCCTCCATTCTTCATATTCTCCATCATTATAGAAATTTATTTCAGTAGTTCCTTTTTTTGCTTTCAAGATAGGTGTATTCATAAAACCAATAAACCCAGGAATTTCAACAAGTGACGACCATTCAGATTGGAAAAGATTAATACCCAGTCCTTTAATATGACTACCATCTAGATCTTGATCTGTCATAAATAATACTTTACCATACCTAAGATGTTTATGTACATCTTCCAAAGATTTATATTCTTTACCTGTTTCCAAACCAAGAATTTTCTTTATTTCTGTAATCTCTTTATTTTCAGATATTTTTTTAACAATCTCACCACGGACATTTAGAATCTTTCCTTTCATTGGGTAAACACCGATTGTATTACGATCATCAGATGATAATCCAGAAATAATACCTGCCTTAGCTGAATCACCTTCACAAAAGATAATAATACACTCTTTTGATTTATCAGTTCCTGCCCAATTTGCATCAGTTAACTTAGGAATACCTCTAACACTTTTAGATTTAGTTCCGTCAGTTTTTTTTGCTGCTTTATTTTCTTTGACTTCAGTTAATTGTACTGCAGTGTCCATAACGCCCATTTTAGCTATTTTTTCAATAAACTTATCACTAACATCACATTTAGACCCAAATTTAGAGGAAGGAGTATTCATAAAATCCTTAGTTTGACTGTCAAATGCAGGGTTTTCAATATCACATCTTAAAAACAAAAACAATTGCTCCTTAATGCTATTAGGATTTACCTTCACCTTTTTTTTCTTCTCAATATATTCAACTAGCTTTCTGATAATCTGATTTAAAATATATTCCACGTGTTTTCCACCTTTTGCAGTATGAATTCCATTCACAAATGAAACCTGAATGTATTCATTTGTAGGTGTTAGTGCAACTGAATATTCCCAACGCTCACCATTTTCCTCGTAAACTCTTGGAGAAACAGATTTATCACCAATATAGAGATCAATATATTGTTGAAAATTTTTTACAGGAACAAGAGATGAATTGTACTTCACCTTAAGATTCTTATCTGTAACAGCTGCAACGTCGTATACGCGTTTCTTTAACAGAGCAATAAGGTCTGATGTCAGTCCATTAATACCTAGACGCTTATAATCAGGTTTGAATGTAATTTTTGTGTATGGTTTTGTCTTGCACTTTGTAATAGATGGCTTGCAAATTACGTCTAGATTATTATTAAACTCTTGTTTATATTTTAATCCTCTAATATGATCAACTGTTTCAATAGAGCCTTCAGTAGACCAAATTAAAACTAACTTAAACCCAAAGCCATTTTTACCTCCTACAATTTTTTTCTCGGTTTTATCGTAATTTGTAGATGTTCTAAGATGACCAAATATTAGCTCGGGGATCCATATTTTATATTCTGGATGTTCTGCTACATCAATCCCATTGCCATCATTGATCATAATGATTGTTCCATCTTCTTGAATTGATATATCTATGCTTGTAACTGGTAAAGCATTTTCTTGACCACTTGATACTGCTTGTTGCATTCTTACGACGTGATCACGACAATTAACAATACCCTCATCAAACAATTTGAACAACCCAGGAATATATTTAATATTTTTCTCTATTATTTTGTCACCTGTATCATTTAATATCCACAAATTAGAATCTACTTCTTCAACAGATCCTATATATGTATCCGGATTATCTAATATATGTTGTTTATCGGTCTTCTGCTGATACTTGTGTGATAGGTTATCGTCGTTGGCGCTCATTATAGTATATTATGTATTTGTTTTTATTATGTATTTTTTAATAAGTTTCAATTTTATTTTATAATTTATAATTTATAAAATAATCACAAATGATATTATGTATAGCCAAACTGGTTTTACGCCTGGAAACAAATCTTTTGCAAAAAGAATGATGAATTATAATGCTTTTTATAACCAATTAAATGCAAATTCGTTGAATCAAAATTTACAACCGCCTCATTGTGCTTGTATTGGAGATATCTATAATAAGTCTGTATTAGCTTCAAATTCTACATCTACAAATATTTCTTATAATACGAGAATATCACAAATAATAAAAACTAGGTTGGGCGGAAGCACACAATATGGTAATTTTTATTTAGGACAACCATTACAAGTAAATTGTTTTGGTAGGGTTCAAGGAATGCCTGGAGGAAGTGGTATGCCTCCATTAAATAAATTCTAATGCGTCGCAATTATTTATCATTTTATTTAGAAAAATAATATTTTCTTCTCTAATTTTATAATGACTCGTTTTACTAGAAATGCAAATGGCAAACCTGTTTTCCACGGTCGTGCATATGAAATGACCTTTGGATCACGTGCACAAGTATGGCACGGTACTGCTTATAAAACATCTGGTGGTCTTACAAAATCTCATTTAATTAAAAACAAAGCAGGACATATAGTATCTAAATCAAAGCACACAACTGCCAAAAAAGAGAAACGTTTGGTTAAGGCTGGTTATGGAACCAAAAAAGGGAAGTTTGGTTTTGTTAGATTAGGAAAGTCAATGAAAGGAAATCGTAAACATCGCGGAAGTAAGCATCATCGTGGAGGTATGTCCGCATTGAGTCCATCGTCTTATGATGGTAAAGGTGTAGGAACTAGCGGAGTAGATTTGCAATTTGTTTCCGGAAATTCTGCTTAAACAATAAATTAACTAAATAATTAACTGAATAATATTATAATTTTTTGTAATATTATTTTGTAGTATATTTTAACTATCTAATATCCATTTTGTTTCAATAAATTTTTCATAAACTATATAATCTGTTAATTTGAAATATATATATTTTTCAAAATAACGTTTACTAACAATAAACTTGTGTGAATTAGTGTTACAATATTTATAATAACAGTTATAAATATCTTCAAAAGAAATGAGTGATATATTAGAATAATTTTCTTTTATATATTGTTTAATATATTCAAATGATTTATTAATGTCTAGAGGTTTATCCCATATTGAACAAGAAACATTTAATACGTATTTATCTTCAATGATTTCTATCATAGGAAAAAAATGTTTAATAATTTTAATTACATTTTCTTCACTGATATTTCCATTTGTCATAAGGTTGTCAGAAGACGACTTGCACCAAACTTTAAAAAGACTGCATAATTCATCTATTTCTATTTCTGATTCGTGTATCAATGTGCTTTCAGAATCAATATTATTTATAGTAATTGTATTTTCCCAAAATTTTATAAAATCGCTTTGTATAGGTAAATACATACTTGTAATTCCAATAAAAGAATCTTCGTTTTCGTCATAATTAAATCTTTGTTTTAATAGATTTTTTAAAGAATATGAATATACCATATTTGGTAAAAAATTGTTAGATAGAAATTGTTTCCAAACAAAATGAATGTTTTTCCATTCCATTTTGGATTCAATTGAATTATTAAAGACAATATATTTACTGCAGAATTCATCTATAATTTGTTTTTGATTTTTATTTTTAAGATAATATACATATGACTTTAATTCTTCATCTGACTTTGTTTCTATAAATTTGTCTGAATCGTCATATCGTTTTGAATAATGTATAGCAACACATAATAAATCCAAACCTATTTTTTTTAAAATTTCTCTCCATACAACATTAGAAAAATTTTCATTTATTTTTATTAGCCGACAATTTTCATAGAAATGATTTTCGTGATATTTTGTCATAAAATTATTAGTTGCATTTGTAATTCCAATAGACCCTACTGCAATATTGTCTAATTCATTTAAAAATTTTTTCATTTTTTGATTAACTAACAAAATAAGATGTGAATTTTTTTTTAAAATATTATCTCCAATAATAGTTAAAAAATATTTTGCACTATTTTTAGAAGAAAAAATAGATGGATATAAAACATTTAATACATTTTGAATAGTATCGCTTTCAGGAATAGAAGAGAAAAGACTTCTATCTTTTATTTGTTTTATTATATTAATTTTGGTTTTATGTTTCCATTGTAAAAGTATTCTGTCTTTAGAAATACTAGATAAAAGTTTATGAATTATATCATCTTCTTTAACAATAAAATAGTTTTTACTATTATACTCATAGAATAAATTGTTATTTGGTAAATAGAAATATTGATTTTTACTTAGAAAAACTTGAATAAAAATATGTTGTTCATTAGTCAAATAATTATTGCGATCTATGCGTCTTTCATAATTTTTGTATTCATTTGAAAGGGTATTTGGTAAATAGTTGATAATATGATTTTGAATACGTTGTAACATATAATCATTATTTTCATATATTTTAAATAAATTTAATAATGATGCGATACATTTATCTGTCAGATCAGTCATTCTATTTTGTAGTTTAAATGTTTTTAAATGTTTTTAAATGTTTTTAAATGTTGTATAAATGTGTAAATCTGCAATGGTTTACAAAAATATAAATACTGCGTTAAATATTTCCAAACATAAGTATTTAAAGATTGTAAAATAAAATGTAATATAATGTCTACATTTTCACATAAAAATCATTTATCTCAAACAGATGATAATGTTTTAACTATAAAGACGGTTCAAATTGCACCTTTTAGAACTTTGATGACTGCCTTGAAAGATATTCTTTTAGAAACAAATATAACTTTTGAGCCAGATGGAATTCGTATTATTAATATGGACAAATCACACACTATTTTAGCTCATTTATATCTAGATGCTCAAAATTTTGAATTTTATGAATGTAAAAAAGAAAAGATTATTATTGGAGTGAATATGTTTCATTTATTTAAATTAATAAATTCAATTGATAATGATGATACATTAACTATATATATTGAAAACTCAGACTATGTTGATGGGATAGTTTCTTATCTTGCATTGAAATTTGAGAATGGAGAGATTAAGCAATGTAAGACCCAGAAACTTAAATTAATAGAGCCAGAACCCGAAGAATTGCAGTATCCTGATGTGAAATTTTCTTCTATTATTAATTTACCGTCTGCTGATTTTCAAAAAATTATCCGTGATTTATCTTGTATTTCAGACAAGTTAGAAATTAAATCTGTTGGAAATGAATTGATTTTTAAGTGTTCTGGACAATTTGCTTCTGCTGAAATTCATCGTGCAGAATCAGATGGAAGTATGGGCTTTTTATTGAAACAAGATTCTTCAAAAGTAATTCAAGGTGAGTTTTCATTGAAAAACCTAGGGTATTTTATAAAGTGCACAAATTTATGTTCACAAATTGAAATTTATTTGGAGAACAATTTACCTTTGGTTGTTAAATACGATGTTGCGAGTCTTGGTAGTATAAAATTATGCTTAGCTAGTTTACCATCTACATAAGATTTACATTTACAGCTAGTGTAATTACTATATGTATAATATAATTAATATACAAAGTTTAATACAACCAATATACTTATATTTCTATTTTATATTTATATATTATATTTATATATAAATGTCAAATTATTATAGTAATTATTCTGCCTATTTAGGAGCTAATAGATGTTGTAATTTAAAAGTTCAAGGACCACAAGGACCTGTTGGTCCACAAGGCCCTGCTATAATTGGTCCTGCTGGAGTACAAGGAATGACTGGACCTCAAGGACCGCAAGGACCTCAGGGAAGAGGTTGTAAGGGTGATCAGGGTCCTCCAGGATCTAGTGTTGCAGTTGTTACAAGTGGATTAGATGGTAGTAATATTGTAATAACATCTAATAATGCTCAATTTGTTGGAAATGTGTTAACTGTTAATGTTGCAGCTGGTAAAACAGTGTTATTAATTGCTAATATTCAGTTTTTATTGGCGGCTTCTTCATATGAAGTAGCATTGACTATTGGCTACGGTACAACATCTACACCAAGTTTATCTTATACTAATTTAGCAAATAATGCGATATTTTCAAGTACTGACATCTCAGTTGCAAACTCAAGTGGAGAACAAAACAATTTAACTACTAGTTTAACATGTACAAATGTATCTACCTCTTATGTTGGTTCTGGGTTAAGTACAACGGTTATACATCAGCCTCTTGTATCTGGAACATATTATTATTCAATGAGAATTGTAAGTGATAAATCATCTTTATTATCTTCTTATTATGAAAATGCTAGTTTAACAGCACTTGTTATATAATAAAATGTATATAATAAAATGTATATAATAAAATGTATATAATAAAATGTATATAATAAAATGTATATAATAAAATGTATATAATAAAATGTATATAATAAAATG